AAAAGCCTGAAAACGTATTTATAAATCATTACGCCTTGCAGTATTATGGGGATGATATTGTTGTTGAGGACGTTCACAATTTGAGTATTACTGGCGGGATTGAACATTATGATGGCTCTGGCCCTGCTGTTCGTATGGATGTAGGGGCAGATATTACCGGGAAAGTCGTTATTGACATAATCCCTCATAATACCCCGTCGTTTTCTATTGCGGATGAACACATTCCTGTTATTGATTTTAGGAGTGGTTTTTTAGAGGGTTATTACAATTCCTCTGATCCTAGTTATGACGCAACATTTGAGACAGGTTTGGATGGATGGATACAGTCATACGCCTTCACACCTCCAACTGACAACCTCAGGGTGACAACACAAGCACACACAGGGACTTATTCGTTTGCCGTTACAGGGTCTGACAATGGTGCAAGTTGTGAAAACACTTATTTTTACGAGACTTACACAAATCTGCCTAATACAACCTACCTCCTGAGTTTTTGGGCGAAGGCTAATCAAAGTGATGTGGCTTTTGTTTGGCAAGAAGATGGGGCTGGAACACCAACAGAAATATTGAATATTTCAGAAGTCAGCACCTCATGGACAAAATACACGGCAGAATTTACAGGTTCAGCAATTTCAAGTAATCTAATTAGAGCCTATATAAATTATTGTACTACAGAGACAGCTGTTGTGTATGTCGATGATCTTACAATAACTCCATCATTAGAGGGGGGAGAAGTCCTCGTTTATAATTCCACCAATAAAAGATATGAGGATGCTGCGGAGGGGGGTCCCCTTATCCAACAAGACGACTCATCTGTAGCCGTCACAGACACAGGGACGGATGGAAAGATTGAGTTCACAGTTGATGGAGAAACTAGCCTCACTTTAAATGATACATTTAATAGTTATACAGCCCCTAATGCGTCATTTAAAACTAATGGAGTATCCAACTCGCTTAACATGGTGACACACAACGCCGCATCCACAGGTACAAATTATTTTAGATTTATCAAAGCGAGAGGCACTGAAGCAAGCCCATCTGCGACACAGTCTGGTGATGTCATGGGGTTATTCTATTTCGGTGGCTATAACGGAACAGATTATGATGTGCGAACTTTTATGCAGGGCGTCGCAACGGAGAATTGGGATGCAACCACTGGAGAAGGTTTTAGAGTTGATATAAAAACAAAAGCGAATGGTCAAACTGGCGGATCTGCTGTCGCGATGACATTTCAGGATGACGGTGAGATTGAAATACCTGATTTGGCTGGCACATACACGGGTGGTTCAGCATATGTGTGTGTCGATAATGCAGGTGTTTTATTTGTGTCTGAATCCGCCTGCCCATAAGGAGCAACAATGAAACAATTGCTATTACTAATCCTCCTGCTCCCCTCCCTCGCGCTGGCCGGGTATGTGACCATCGGGGTTGCTGTACCACATGATCTAACAATGGCCATTACCGACACAACAGCCATCAGCGCTGATATCAATGGGGGTACTGGTCGAGCAATTACCGACTACACCACCGAGAGCGGCAGCTATGACGGCAACGCCAAATTCCAGATGCGGGATATTCAGTAATTGCTACTTTGAGGCGTCCCGCCTACGGTCAAAGTTGGGGCTAATAGGGTATTAATAACCCAAGCATTTGAAAGCAGAGCATAGTGGCCGTAAAAATCCACCCTTCAGTAAAGCCAGACACACCGCTGGCGAAAATCCCTAGTCATGCTAAGTACCGTATGGCTCAACATGGGGCTGATATTGTCATTGGTGGTGATCACCCAACACTGGTGCTGCCGGAAGTCCGCGCCGATAAGTGGGGAGGTACGTGCTGGCTGACGGTTCGCCATGCCGACGCCGACCAGATGCATCCGCAGGATCGGCATACCGAGCGACTGGCTAATGGTAAGGTGGAGCTCGATCTGCCGGTCAGTGCCAAAGGCCGGACGCACCGGATAAAGCAGGGGTCGCTCAAGTGGGATATTGAGTATGCATCTGCGGAGTCGCTGCCTGCTGACGGGATCGAGCGGTTCAGCCTTGAGTCACCTGCTGGGCTGACATGGCATCACCAGTCTGCCTTGACACAGGCAGAAATCGACGCGGGGCTCTCTCGTCCTGAGAACGTCATCAACTCTTACGCAGCCTACTGGAACCAATCAAACAATCAGTACGGCACCGGCAAATTCGCCCATCTTTACCGCCCGGAAATGGTCGATGCTAGTGGTAACCGCGCTTGGGCCACCCAAGAGATTGTCGGTGATGAGCTGCGAGTAGTCCTCCCCCTCGGGTGGCTTGAGACGGCGACCTACCCCGTCACCCTCGACCCAACTTTTGGGTTTGAATCGGTTGGTGCGTCTACTCGAAATGCATTAAATAATTATCTCATGGGGATTGGACCGTTCACGCCAACAGCTTCCGGGACTGTTACCTCCATATCCATCTATATGACGGTGGCGACTGACGGGACATCGGTAACGATGGGCCTGTACGACGATACTGCTGCTGACCCGGCAAATCGTCTCGGCAGCAGTTCCGGTGGTTCGGTCCCCAATGCGTGGGGATGGCGGGAACAGTCGGTGAGTGCGGAAGTCACGGGAGGAGCGGATTATTGGGTAGCTCAAAACCACGATACCGGCTACGCCTATCTCAAGTTTGACAGTGTTGCCGATTTCCATGGTGTTTATACTTCTGACACCTATTCCGCAGGGTCGCTGCCAGACCCATTCGGCGCGATTGGCGGGTCTTGGTCTAATACTAAACATTCAGCATACGCCACCTATGCCGAGGGGACAAGTAGTTTTGGGTTTGTTGATAGTGGCGGGTTCAGCTTTGAAAATGATGGCGGCTTCGATTGGGGGGATACTGACGGCACCCTGACTTCTCCAGCGATTTCGGCACAGCCGGTTGTCTCTTCACCAACTTTGCTTGGCGTCAGGGTTGGGATCATGACCGCCCCACCCGTCAGCGCCCGGCCTGCAGTTTCGGCAGTGGTTGCGACGGGGGTTCAAAACGGCGAACTGACCGCCCCACAAATTAGTGCCCAACCAGTCGTCAGCCCCTCAACCCTGACGACGACGGCAGCGGCGGTGATGACTTCTCCGCAGGTTAGCGTTCAGCCTGTCGTCTCCTCCTCGGTTTGCACGGGCACCCAAAACGGGGCCATGACCGCCCCGGCAGTCAGTGCGCAGCCAACGGTTACCGCCTCATTCCTTGTTGGCGGAGCTGTCGGCGTGATGACCTCTCCACAAACAACAATTCAGCCGAGCGTTGTTTCTTCCCTGTTATCGGCTGGGTCTTTCGGCTTGATGGATCCTCCGGCGGTTACAGCCCAACCGGCTATCTCTGTGTCAACTCTGTTCGGCGTCCGTAACGGGTCAATGTCCTCGCCGCCCGTTTCTGTCCAGCCTGAAATTGTTGCGACAGTCGCCTATGGTCTGCGCAGCGGGGATATGACTTCGCCAGCCGTGACGGTTCAGCCTGTTGTTCTGGCGGCGTCTCTGGCGGTCGGCATTCTCGATGGGGCAATGGCCTCCCCGGCGGTCAGTACCAGGCCGAAGCTTGCCGTTTCCTTGTTGTCTGGAGTGAGGATCGGGGCACTGGCAAGCCCAGCCCTGACTGTTCCGCTCTCTGTTACGGCGTCAAGATTATTGGTCGGGTCGGCAGAGGGCAACCCAAGGGAGGTTATTTATTTCCAGGGGCGGATAAAATCAATTACGCTTGATGGGCGGGTTAAAAACATACAAATTTAAGGGGCCACTTATGTTACTTGCAAGTAAACAGCCTTACGAGGAATATTTCATCACCGTCACCTTTGGCGATTTTGTGGACACCAGCGAAACGGTTGCATCCTACACTATTACGGTGGCTGACGAAGCGGGAGGGGATGTAACCAGTACTATCCTGGACACGACGAAAACGGTCAATAACGGGACGTCTCTTAGCTTATGGGTGCGCGGCGGCACGTCAGACAACGCCTATACCATTCTTTTCAAGGTTACCGGATCGGACGGGCAGAAGGTAGAAAAAGAACTCGTCCTCCCGGTCTTGGACACAGAGTAAGCAACATGCCTAGAGTCCTTACTTGCGGAGGTTGGCATTGTGCCCACCGGGCAGGGCTAACTCCTCCTGCTCCAGACTACTGTCGGTCAGTATGTTTGGCTGGAAGATTTTACGACACAAGGGGCTGCATGGCTATCGGCGGATCATGCCGTAACCCTGCCGCCCCTTCTTTTGTTAGAGAGCATAAGGAAGTGGCCTTTGGTGCGCTTCTGGCTTCACCCCCTATTGCTACTCAAAAAATTTAGATTTTTAGTCAACAGTCTATGTGCCAATCAGTAAACAATTCTGACGTTGCTGATCTTCCCCTGAACAATAGCTGAGACAATGGCTTTTGCAATGGCGCTTCCCTCTGCGATGTTTCCAGCGTGGAGATCAGAGATGACGTTGACCAGATCGGCGGCGGCAGCGTTGTTGATTTTCGCTTGCACGACATCAGGCTTCTGTGTGTTTCCCACTGTTCCCCCCCTTGTTTACAAAAACATCATGCGCCGATGAACATTTCTGAGTGCTGCTACGTCTGCCCGGTTGTAATCTACTATTTTCTTAATATTCCCTTTCTGGAATTCCGGCCAAACATCGGCTCCGGTCATGTCAGTCTTCGGGGATTCAACGCCAAGAGCCTTACAAACGGCATCAAGCGAGACGTAATTCCCCCATCCGGCCCACGCGGTCTTGGTGTCATAGACATGCTCTCCATTATATCTTGTGTCCTGGCGGAGATCGAATGACGGCTTACAGGACAAGACAACCGAACGCTGGAATAAAAACCTCAGGTCAAACAAGTCCTTACTGCCATGAATCACCCGCTGCAGCATCCCGATGCCCTCAGAGATGAGAGAATCGTTGACCGCTAAATAGAAACCATCAAGCAAGTCCAACTCGCTTTCGCCCTGTGACCTGAAACGAGTTCTGACCTCGGAAGTATTCAGCGCCCAGGAAATGCAAACAACCTCTCCCTTCGACCCGTCAAAGGACGTTTTCAGCCATTTTTCTTCTGCCGCCTGCTCAGCATTTTCTTTCATCCATGCTGCAATGGATTCAGGTTTTTTGATGTTCCCAGGCGGAGAAATTGAGGCATAGATATCCTCTTTTACCTGCTGAGATTGGGAGGGAATTGTTTCAATGTCGAGATAAAGATAGTTCATGGTTTATCCTTAAATGGGAGGTCGTCTTTTGAGCTGTCATAAGAAGGCCCTTCGTTTTCAAGCTTATCGACCATCTTTTTCAGTTCTTTGGCGACAACCCCCGCCTGCTTGTCTGAATACCCACGGTAGTCGGGTTTTCCAAGGATAGTTTTACCGTCCTTTTCCCACGTTGTCAGGTCGATCAAGGTTGCCTTTTTTTCTTCGATGCTGTCGCCGAAAAGGGTATCAAGGGCATGCACAATGTCGTTGTTAATTTTTTGCCGTGCATCTGAGGGCGCAGGGTTGTTTTGCTGATCAGTGGCTCTCTGCTGGGGCGGCTGGTTCTGCTGATGTATTGCATTTGCTACTTCGTCGGCCGTGGCAAACTCTGTCCCACCAAGGCCGAAGGAAGCAAGAGCGCGGCCAATCGCAGAAGTTTCAGCATTCTCCAGAGCGCTGGTGCGGTTAATCTGGCTGCGGCTGCGCTGTTCTTCAGCGTGACCGGTAGCGATAACCCTGCCCTGTTCATCGCTAATTCTGGCGATCATGACCACTTCGTCCTGATCGCGAAAAAGAATTTCCGTCGTCAAAGAAATCATCGGGTGAGATTCACGAAATTTTCCGACCCGATAAGCAACGGTCTGATATTGTTTTCCGTGGATTTCAACGATTCCTGTATCTTTATTCATCACACCACCTCGCCGCCAATGGCCGCAATCTCTTTTCTGAGTTGTTTTATTTTTTCCTTCCTTTCGAGATTTATTCTTTTATGCCAAATTTCAAACGCCTCTTCGTAAGACGTGCCGGTCGCGGAATATCCGTTGATGTAGACGGCAAAATGTGGGGCTTCTTTGCTTTCGAAACACCCTTTGCGCAAGCCGTCATTAACAGTCACAGACCCGTAAGGATCGCCGTTGTGTAGCTTCATGGCCTGTTCAAACGCCTCTTTTTTTGTCATGATTATTTCTCCTGTCCTCCTGGTTAAAAATAGTCTCCGGGACAGTAGGAGGATGGGGACTCTCCCGGAGACATTGCAACTAATCTACGTTTGGGTGCTCGTTAAACTCGCGTTCCCACGGATATTCGGGTTCGCGGTCGTACTCAGAGATGCACTCGTGGTCGTCCAGGTCAGTGACCAGCCCACCACAATTTTTGCATCTGTAAAATCTGATATAGTGATTTCTGTTCATAATCACCCCGGCCAGACATCCAGAACGATAATAATAAGGCCAGCGATAGCCATGGCCAACGCGCACAGGGGGAACAAGTACATTCTGTCCTGCTGATCAAACTGCTCGTCTTCCGCTGCCTTCCTCATAACGTACCCGGAAATGTTGAGATCGCTCTTCATGGTACCTCCCTTTGTTTGTTTGTATGGGTAGAGCCTATCACCACGGAAACCGGATTGCAAGGAAAAAAACAGACAATAAGAAATAAAATGATTGACAAGGCAGCCCAATAGATTTAATGTAGAAAAAAATAAAGGAGGCAACATGTTAGCAATTTATGAGTTAAAAAACCTGGTTAATGTTAGAGCCAGGAATGGGTTAACCCAGGCGGAGCTCGCTGAGCAGGCGGGCTGCGGAGTCCACACGATCCACAGGATTGAAAATAGGGGGGACCCGGTGAAAATGTCCACGGCCCGCAAGATCGCCAGGGCGATGAATGTTGACCTGGCTGAGTTGGTTGGCTGAGCAACGTCTCCATAGGTGGCATGTCCGCTTGATAAAGCGCTGTCCGTTAGCGGTCACCCTTGCTATTAAGAGGGAAAACATGAGTTTTGAATATTACGGGCCTAGCATGGCCATAGAGGAAGAAATCAGGCCTTTTGATCTTCACTGTCCACTGATGGGCGGAGGGCTAAACTTTTACAAGGAAAAATGCTTGGCAAGGCAAAGGAACCCACAGGATTCAACATGCTATGGTGGGTGTCGAGGAATCAGGGTTAATAGCATGGCAAAAAAGAATAAACTAAATGGGGCGAAAAAAACCGGAAACAGGGCCGCAGCTATGCTCATGCTGAAGCACAATGTCCCAGTTTCAGAAATCGCCAAAGCCCTGAATGTCAGCAAGGCAACCGTTTATAAATACAAAGGAGGGAGAAATGGCAAATAAGTGGATCGGCGTTGGAAATTTAACCAAAGACCCAGATATTAGGTATACACCCCAAGGAGCTGCAGTAACAACATTTTCAATCGCCTGCAATGAGCGGTTTAAAGATCGGGATGGGAACAAAAAAGAGAAAACTGAATATATCAACATTGTCGCCTGGCGGCAGCTGGCGGAAATCTGCGGGAAGTATCTGCACAAGGGGAAACAAGTTTATATCGAGGGGAAGATCCAGACCAGTTCCTACGATGATCGCGACGGGAACAAGCGCTATATCACCGAAATCGTTGCTGACCAGATGGAGATGCTGGGGGGGCGCGATGATCGCCAGCAGGCGCAGGGTGCCAGCGGCGGGCAGCAGGGGCAGGGCGGCGGTGGTTGTCAGGAACCGGTTTTCAACCCGGATGATGAGATACCGTTTTTTCTCCCACATGAGCGACGTGAGGTTAAGTGTTGAGCACATCGAAGGAGTGAAGGCCCTTATCTGATGAAAAAACACCGTATCATCATAAGAAGCGATTGGCATAGGGAAAGGGCAGCATCTTTGGCGCGGTCCGCTCCCGAAGGATTTGAGGTCGTCATTCAGAAACATAGGGAGAATAAAACTATCCCCCAACTGGGCTACACCTTCGGGATCATTTACCCGACCATTATCGGATTTATCGAAGATAGCCATGGAGATACATTCTCTGTTGAGGAGATCCACAAATACATGAAAAGGCAGATTCTTGGAGTGGAACACAAAGAAATTGACGGCGACATTATCGAGGTCGAGATAGAACTGAAGAAGTCAGATAAGGATGCCTGGTCGGGGTATATCGACCGTCTTGTCGCATATTGCTGGAACCGGTGGGGGTTGCAAATCCCTGCGCCGCACTGGAAAGAGGACCCCGCATGATATTCCCAAAGCCGAAACGCTGGAAGAGCAAAAAATACCGGGATGCCGCCAGGGATCAGAATTGCAAGCTCCGCCTGCCAGGGTGCATGAACAATACCGAAACGGTTGTCCTCGCCCATCGCGGCGGCGCAGGAATGGCGATAAAGGCCTGCGACCACAACGCGGTTGACGCCTGTTTCCATTGTCATTCAATCCTTGACAGGCCGGATTACTGGCCATGGCCAAAGAAGGAAATGGAGAGTCGGTTCAATCGCGGGCGCCTGGAAACCCTCATTGACCGGATCGAGCGGGGGATTTTAAAATGAGTTATGAAATTTGCCCGGTGGGGAAGATTTACAACAGGACCCATGCCACATGCCGGACCTGCACAATTAAATGCACTGGGAAGGGCGCGGCACAGCCACACCGGGCAAAAAAAAGCAAATACGGCAATCGCAAGGTCGTCGTTGACGACGTTCTGTTTGATTCTAAGCGCGAAGCGTCGCGCTATCAAAAATTAAAGTTGATGGGGCTGGCTGGGGAGATCTCTGGATTGCGGTTGCAGGTAAGGTTCGAACTTGCCCCGGCTGTTGTTATTAACGGAAGAAAGAAGCCGGCACTTCGTTATTATGCAGATTTTGTTTATCTCGACAAATCCGGTGGTGTGGTTGTCGAGGATGCAAAAGGGCATCGTGATGGGATCTATAAAATTAAGCGGCACCTTATGAAGTCGGTCCACGGTATTGATATTCTGGAAACCTGACCAGTGTGTTCAGTCTGCTGATGTCCGTGGTTATACGCAAGGAGTTTCGTATGAAAATAGAACAAGAAAACCCACTTTATAAACCGATAACTATCACGCTTGAAGAATGGCATGAAGCAAAAGCATTGTTCGGAATTATTGATAAGGCTGAGGTGTGGAGATGCAACGCAGAAAACCCAAAATTTACCCACGACGAAATTAAAATGTTAATAGACTTATCAGACGCACTGACCAACCAAGTTGTAAGCGTATAACTGACTTAGATCAGCTGCGGCGACGTGAAGTTAAGTTTATTACCGCATTAATCGGATAAAACAGACGTATGTTCCGTCCGCTTGATGCACTGGTTAGGTTCTTATCACAACTTTTTGAAAGGGAGTAATCATGGCAGCAGAAGCTATTTATATTGTTTGGTGCCCGACCGGAGATACCCCACCAATTATCCGCCACCAGTCAGTTGACGAAGCACGAAGGGCGGCAAGGGATATGTGCCAAAATCACCCACACAAGGAATTTTTTGTGATGAGGGCTGTTGAGTCTGTGCAATACAGAACAGACCCTTTTGTTTGCAAGAGCTACTGTAAGCGTTAAGAACCTAACATTACAAATAACTGGTGGCGACGAGCCGACCGAGCATTTAGCGAACAGGGTGTTCCATCCACGTTGATTTGCTGGTTAGTTTGCGCTGCTGAGAAGAGGAGAACGACGATGGCAAAAGGTGAAATGGATAAACAGCCCTGCAAAACCTGCGGAAAAGAAACGAACCAAGTCTTTAATATTGGATTCAAGGCTGTGCCCATTTGTAATTCGTGTGCGAACACGATAGCTATGCAGCAGTTGGGATGGTTGATTGAACACCAAGCAACCTAACGTTACTGATAACCAGGGGCGACGAGGAGGACGTAATGACTGACGAAATGGACTGTAACAGTTGCGTAGTGACTGATTTGGAAGATCAAGAGTGCGACGTGTGCCATGCAGAGCAAGTGCGTGAACCCGCACAGGAACACCCCTCTGCGTTAATTGGCTTGTTAGCACGCGCTCTTTGCAAGGCGGACACCCTTGGATATGAGCGCGGTTTCACTGACGCAGACCCTACGGCTGGAAACACCGATGATGCGTTAATGGAGGTGGTTGAAATGACATGGAAAGAATGGATAGAGGACGCCGAGCAAGTTTTACGTGCGTGCTAACGTTGGAATAAGCGCGTGGCGGGTAATAGCTGGCGACAGGGTTTGATCCTGTGAACCACACCACTATTTCCATCCGCTTCATGTACATGGTTAGCCAAGGAGTAGACATTATGAAAAAGGGATATTTAATTTTAGCAAGAGCTCCGCTGCTACCAATACATGCGGTATGTGAGTTTATTTTATTGCTGGCAACCTTAATACTGCTGCCGTTTATTTGGATGTCTGGGCGGCTTATAGATATTGCCGAAAAGATGCCAGACATGAGTTGGTACAAGGGGGCTGAGTACCACAACTTAAAGGCGAGGATAAACGCGAAAATTAAAAAACGCCTGAAAGAGAAAGAAGCTCGTTTGCCGAAGGCTGACTAACTATTGAGATAACCGGATTGTGGAGGAAGAGATGGCATTTTGCAAACACAATGGCGGTGGACCGAAGACGTGCCCGGCATGTCGTCGCGAGGGTAGCAATTCCGCGTTGATTGACGGGTTAGCCGCCGAACAGATCAAAAAGGGGATAAGCGAGATTCTTCATGCCGCCCTGAGTGGAATAGACGAAACCCTGCGACATGAGAAAAGTTATATACGATGGGGGCTGGTCGAGAAAAGGATACATGAGAAAGTGGATGAACTGCTGAATGTTCATGGCGGCTAACGAAATTAATAAGCGGCGGCGGCTCAATGGTGGGCCGCGTAGCGGCGCGGACAGGTTCACCGTCCGCTTGATTTAAGGGTTGTACGGCAGAGGAGGTGGAAAATGGCATGCCCTGGATGTGGTTGTAAGGTGACTTACCAGCACGACTGTATGGACGACGACTACAATAGCGAAGGTGAAGAGTACGAACGGTGCGCAGCCTGCGGCTTTGTTTTTGATATTGAACTGGCCGCAGATGATGACGACGCCGAAAATTTTTAGCCGTACAACGCCCCAGTAAGCGGCTACGACGAAATGACGGAGGATTGACGCAATGGAATGTACACACCCAGAACCAAGGGCCTATTGTAAGCACGATGACGGATGCAACGACTGCGGCAAGTTTGGTTTAGCAGAGCCGGTTCCTAGTCCGCTTGACGATATGGTTAGCCTGCAAGCAGTTCGAGCGTGCATCGAATATCTTTTAAATGGATTTGAGAGCCGAGAAGATGTCACACCACGAAAAATTTGTTTAGAGGCACTGCAAAGAAATGGGATACCGCTTGACGTTAAGTACAGCACCTTAGCAGAACGAACCAAAAGATACACTGTGAGCGTGGAAGGCAGATAAATTTTTCAGTAGGCTAACGCCCACGCATGAGCTGCGGCGACGAACTGCCGACCCGCGCCAGCGGAGTACCCCGCTATGTTCCGTCCGCTCGATGCGATTGTTAGATACGCTCTTCAATTTATTTTTATTTTATTTTACTTTTTCTGTTGACATGTGTCCCCATTGGGAATATAGTTAAATAACAAACAAGGAACACTAACCCAACGGAGGCACATCATGGAAACAACATTAATCGTATCGTCCGGCCAGTACGAAACATCAGCTGTAAAGCTAGCTGTCAATCATAAGACGTGGGGCGGCCTCTGTCGCCGAATTACCCAACTTGAAAATCAGTATGCTGTTTATGGTGACAATTTCGCGGGCTGGCTAAAAGCAAGTGTTTCGCTGGCGGACAGCCGCGACGAGTGGGGGGATAATCAAATCATCGGGGGCCAGTGGTGCCAGCCCTATAACGGATGGCTGTCAGTGGAAGAAATCGATGGTCCGTTTATGTCCTACGATGATCTCCATAAAAAACTTTATGGGTGCAACCGATGACACCCGCCGAATTAATGGAGGACCGGCAAACGCTGGGCCTCAATATTACGCAGATGGCAGCCCGCCTGAACACGCCGCGTGGAACCTATTTGAAATGGGAGCGCGGTGAACGACGGGTGCCACCATGTTTGGATGTGCTGATACCGTTGGTGATAGAAAAAGACGGGAGTATCTAACGGTGGTGATAAGCGGTGGATTGCTACCGCTTGCATACAAACGAATTAATCAAACTAGCAGCATGTAACAACCATCCGCTTGATTAGGTTGTTATAATGCGCTGTTTCGCAGGGGGCGGGAATGGATGCAAAAGAGACTAGCAGATTGATAGGTGCCGCGTATAAGCGAGGCATTGAGGATATCTGCGACACAATGGCTGAATCTGTCCGAATTATTGCAGAAGGCTTGCCGGGAGTAACCTTCACAACACAAGACTTAATAGCCTTTATAGAGAAGGCCAAAAATGAGGGCCTAGCATTATAACAGTGATGATAACCAGTTGCCGTAGACAGGTGGATTGACCGCCGAGCAGTTATAGGGAGAACACGCGCCGCTCCTTGCAATCTGCGTTGATTTTTTGGTTAGTTTGCGCTGCTGAGAAGAGGAGATAACAATGTTTAAACATGATGATAACTGTCCTGTTTGCGTAAAACACCCAATAGACGAGGTGCAATGCCAATGTAAAGACCAATTTTATAGGGAAAAATTGGCGCTGGAATATTGTAACCAATACAACATAAACGATGATTCACCAGAAAGGGATGCAATAATAAACGCGTTTATAGTTGGGATAACTATTGGAGAAAAACGAGCAAACTAACGGTAAAGCTAAGCGGCGGCGACGCGAGGCTTAAATAAAAACACCAGACGGATAACCCGTCCGACTTTAGCACCTTGTTAGGCGTGGGAGAATGAAATGCAAATATTGGAACTTGTAAAACTGCTGAACCAGCAGGCAAACGAGATAGCGTCTGCTGGGCATAATGGCTGGGGAAATACAATGCGAGATGCTGCCGACAAACTTGAGGAGTTGCAAGAGCGTATTTACCAACTAGAGAATCAATGTGCTAATGGTGCCTAACGGTAGTGATAAGCGGCGGATTGCCGCCAGAAGGGATACCACCGCAATGGGCAGAAAAGAGCCAACACCTCCGCCAGAAAATGCCGTGAAGCCTTCGCCACCACCAGCACCACCTGTTCGGCAAAATTCGGCTGCTTGTTCCCGTCCGGTTGATTTGATGGTTATACGCAAAACCTTGGAGCGCGAAATTGCTTCTAAGCAAAAATCCGTTGATAGACTGCACCGAAAGGGTGCATTGGAGGCCGCTGCAAGGGAGGACGCTGTACGCGAAGGGCTAGCGTGGGGGCTATTCGTGCTGTCCCAAAAGTGCAGCGTATAACGACCTGCATAACAGGTGGCGACGTGCCGATGAAACTATTGACGCAATCAAAGCGGTTTTCGGGGAGCACAGACCTATTTTCCATCCGCGTTGATGCACTGGTTAGCCCATACCAGAAAGGATCGCACGATGTACGATAGAGATTTTTTAATTTGGCTACATGAGCGCATGGAGCATGTACACCAAGAAAGCCATTTAGTAGATTACATGCACAAGTTACGAGCGATAATTAAAAGGACCCCGCCAAAGCAAATGACACCGAATGCCATGGGCAAAAACAACCTTGAAGAGCTGAAAGAGGAACTAGGCATCTTAAAGGGCTAACGCTTGCGGATAACCGGTGGCGCTGCTAACTGACAACCTTTACCGCAATTTAGATTTTGCTTTTTGTAAACCACAGAGGCCCATTCCATCCGCGTTAATTAGCTTGTTATGTGGCCTGTTTCGGAATAGGGGACTGATATGAAAATAGTTATTGAACACGATACAGACGAAAAACAATACGGACGTGTGTTGGTGCAGACAAAGCATGGTGGACGATCTGATGTTAGCAATGGGGACTATGTTGAATTAACGCCTGAATTATTAGATGCGATTCAAAAAGCACAGGTTGAAATGGACAGGGTGAGTAGACTTTTGAAAGTTTAGATGCCACATAACAGTACTGATAAGCTGCGGCGACGCACCCTTTGCGGGCCACCGAGCTTATCGTAAACCACGGCGCTATTCCCCGTCAGCTTGATTATTTTGTTATATTTTAATTTTACACGGAGCAAGTTTATGAAAAAACAAAGACCTATTTTTATTGAATACTCATGGGTTGACCCGTGGGACGGCAGTTTTTGTGCTGGAGGGAGTTGCCCATATTTAAAAGGAAGAATGCTACGCGGTGTATACCGCAAAGAAATTCTTGCTGCGAAGAAACTTGCAAGGGGATGGACCGGGCCCAGAACCCCAAGACTGCAGGTATTAGTCCATAAAATATAACGCCCATGTTAAGCGGTGGCGGATGGACGGTGACTAAGAAGCAGACGCCTTGTTCCATCCGCTTGAACTAATTGTTAGCCCAAACCACAGGAGATCAAAAATGATACAGATTGAACAGGTGGCAAATGGTTTTGTGGTGACTTCTGGCATAATGCACCGCGGAGAGTGCCGCAGCAATGATGACACGTACGTTTTTCAAACAATGGAAAATCTCCAAAAGTGGATTGATCAACATTTTAGCCCCGTGCAAAAGACCGCGAGGCAAGATTAAGGGCTAACGTCAATGGTAACCGGAGGCGACGAACCGGCTCGGCTACCTACGCAATTTTGATTTTCAATTTTGCACAGACGTATATTCATTCCGGTTCACTCAATTGTTAGCGAGGCGCTTTATGGACTACCTAGGGATTTGGCTTCTTGTGCTGGTAGCGTTTGCCGGTGGGTGGGGATGGGGGCAATGGCAAGCAGAAAGAACAATGCGGCAAGAAAAGTCGCTGAACGAAAAAGGACGAGTGGTTGTTTCTATGCCAATGCGTGAAGACAACGCTTCTCAAATGATGGGGATGCTACAGGATTTAATAAAGCAGGCCGAAGAAACCAACGCCGAGCCACGCTAACAGTACTGATAAGCTGCGGCAGCGCACCCCTTGCGAACCGCCGCGCTTATCGTAAACCACAGCGCCATTTTTCCGTCAGCTTGATTTGATGGTTCAACGCCTACGCTACCAAGGGAGATAAAATTATGGCAAACAGGAAAAGGTATACAAAGGTGACGCGGAATGAGGCGTGCTGTATTTTCGACGAAGACGGGCTGCTTGGAGAAATCGAAATTTTCCTCGAAGCTGAAGAGCCTGGCGACAAAATCACCCTCGAAATTGTTTCCATGACTGAGGATGAGTACGCCTCTTTGCCAGAATTCACTGGTTGGTAGGCGAGCGTTGAACGATTGGAATAAGCGGTGGAGCAGCTACCAGAGAGAACCTACGCAATTGCTCTTGCTTTTTGAGAACCGGCGCGGATCGGACATCCGCTTGATTTTGTGGTTATGCGTAACCACAGGAGGTTGATGATGGGGATTATACGATTAACGCCGCAGTTACGGTACATCGAAACCGATGAGAATATGTCGAGTTTATCGCCGTGCACGCATCTACCCGGATACCCTGAAAATGGCAGCACGTTTTTCAAATTACAGCAGGCGTGGGAAGATATTGAAGACGGAAGTTTGCATTGGAAAGACGTAGAAATTGATTATAGCGCATAACGGTGCTGTTAAGCGGGTACGACGCGACCTGTGAGACGCACCGAACAATTATCTTTGAAATCAGCAGCAGCCAATTTTACTCCGCTTGAACTTTTGGTTGTGCTGCAAACACTTTGAGCGAGGCAAAAATGAACCCGATTGTAAAAGGTAGGTTTATATCAAACAAATGCCCAGATCCAAATTGTGATGGTGTTTTGCAACACAGACAGAACAAATATGGAGAAAACCGCTGGGAATGTGACGGCCTTGTTGACCCAAATGATATTACAAAAGAGCTGCAACCCTGCCTTGTGGACGTGGTAGACGGGGAGTTACGTTTATAGCAGCACAACGGTGAAGATAAGCGGCGGCGATGTGCCGTAACCTATGGAAAACAAAGCTATTTTCCGTCCGCCTTCATTTTATTGTTATAATTCGTACTTTATTTGCTGATTTCCCTTGACAACGTAACTAGTTATGGTAATATCTAAGTAACTTAACAAAGGAGGCAGCCATGAAGCAAAAAACTTGGATTAAGTATTCTGTGAAATCAATGATGGGTGAAGTTGTCAACGGTGAGATAAACCTGAATTGGGCGTTTGATGCTGACTTGGTGAACAATTTCGACAAGACCATGCGCTACCTTGAGCGGGACGCCGGTTGTTATATCAAGGAAGTTCTCGAATTTGAGTCGGGGACAAAATGACCAAACTTGATGACCTTCTGGAAGGGCTAACCGAGGCCGAATTGAAAACACTACGTGCCAAGATAAACGGGAAGATCGGAAAGCGTAGTATATCGCCAGAGGCACAGGCCAAGATGCAGGAAGCGCGCAAGAAAAAGCACCAAGAATTATAACATTTGGAATAACCGGTGGCCGTAGAAACCTGCGTGAGCCACCACTATTTTGCACTTAAATTTACAACCGCAGCCAGTTGCCATCCGCGTTGATGTCCCTGGTTATGTGGCCTGCTGAATGGAGGGAAAATGCCAGATTTTGAGAGAGTGTTGGACGAACTGAGTATTGACCTAGCGCAGACAGATGCAGATAGGCAGTATGCAAAAGGATATATAGCCGGTAAAAACCGGGCGCGGTTTGAAATACTTGGAGTGGTGGTTGTGCTGTATTTTGTAATAGCACTAATCGGTAAACTTTAAGCCACATAACAGTACTGATAAGCTGCGGCGGCGCACCTTTTGCGCACCACCGAGCTTATCGTAATTTGCAGCGCCATTTTCCGTCAGCTTGATTTGATGGTTGGCTGGCGCTGGTTCCTACGGAGAGAATAATGAGCAAGAAAGAGCGACGGAACTACACCATTACCGCCGAACGTTCTGACCACGGCAAGTCGTCAGTTGACATCAAGTGTCCATTTTGTGGCTCGATCACAACCGCTTACCTTTGGTCCCTGGCCGGCAGTGGGAAAAAATGTGAATGTGGGGCAAAGCATACATATCTGAACGGGACAATTGCGGCATAGCCAGCCAACAGTGAAGATAACTGGTTACGACGCGAACCAGGCGAACCACCGAGTTTTTCGAGAACCGCATCTTTATTTTAATCCAGTTCATTTTTTGGTTAGTTTGCGAACCTTGAAAGGGCAACCGATGATTACTAAAACTACAATTTCAAACTTTATAAAAAAGATCGATAAAAAGCAGATAAAAATCGGAAAAGAGCGAGACTCTTTAGACGACCTGATTTCTGATATGGCACAACTGCGCGAGGACTGCAGCGAAGCATGGGACAATTTGCAGGACGCAAGAGACGCGCTGAGCCGTATGCAGTAAAGCAAACTAACGTTCGAGTAAGCGGCAGCGGAAAACTGCCAAAATAAGAACCACACAGCTATTTTCTGTCCGCTTGACGTAGCTTGTTAGGCGTTACCACTACCGATGGAGCGTGGGAATGATTGCTGATCTGAAACAACCGGCAAAATACTGGCTGGCTGATCACCTGAATAACTTTGGAGTATTACTCGAAAAAGGAGAAGACCCAAGTTGCCTGATTACCTACGGTGGTGTAGAGATCGAGATTAGGCTGAATAAGGTGCCAGGAGTCTTCGAGCGTAAAGAAATTTCACTTAGCGCCTAACGACCTGATAACCGGATTTGTGGAGGATATGATGGAAAAGTTTGTTGATGCGTTGCCAGAAGGTGAGCGTGAGCTACGTAAGTTTTTTGCAGAGACGGAAACAAATTCCGCGTTGATTGACTTGTTGTGCCCAGCCCGGATCGAGATAACCACCGACCACATAGCCGAGAAATTGGATGAAATGGCCGACATTGCAGAATACTGGAGAAAGAACAGAGATAAAAAACGTATGCCAGGTGCGATACGTGCCGCAATGCTGATGCTGGCCGAAGAATTGACCATGCTTAACAAAGTAAATGAAATTCCTAGACAGGAGTGCGGCTAGTTATTTTAAGGGCACAACGCCCTGATAACTGCGTTTGCGGGAAAGTACGTAGACATTATTCGGACAGGGGCGCAAAACGAGAAACCTAGACCGATTAAATTTGCAGAGCTGAAAGCAAATCCACGTTGATTACGCTTGTTAGCCTGCCGAGAGAGGTAGCTAATCATGAAAGTTTCGGAATTGATGGAACGGCTTGGAAAATACAACCCTGACGCTGATGTGGATGTTGTAGCCAATAACAAGGGCCACGAGTTCTCTTTTGCGTACGGCAATAGCGAAGGCTGCACCATAGAAAATTGTGAGACTGTTAGTTTGTGGGTAGACAGCTTAAATGACGGTGGCGAGTCAGCAGGCTAACGGCTTGGTCAGCGGATGCGACGCAATGCTTGTGAACCACTGACCTCTTCAAAAATTTGCAGAAGTATTTTCATTCCGCTGCACTGAATGGTTGTGCGGCAAACAGCCAGAGCGAGGTAGAAATGTTTGCATATCATTATTTTGCAGAGTTTAAGTGTGCGGCAGGCACAGCCAGGATGGATGGGGTAATCACGAGCGACAAAAAGATAGTAGATTACGACGGATACACAGCGATGAAGCGAGAAATCACAAAAGGGACAGACATTGAGGGTATGCCAGAGAAGCTATCTGTTTGCTCGTTGCAGCTACTTCATAAATTTTAGCCGCACAACGCCATAGTAACCGGCTACCCACTGAAAGAAAGGAACGCTGCGCAATGAAATGCGACAAACACGATTGCTGGCTTGATGAAGAACCAAATAACCCAAGTGCGCTGTACTGCCCATTGTGCGAGGCAGAGCGGGACGTTAGTCCGGTTGACGAACTTGTTAGACCGCAGGCGCATATTGCAAGCGATTGCTCTGCAGAACACTTTGAGCGCGTGTTTAACTGGCAGAAACAAAATTTTACCTGCGCTAAATGTGGGACTGGACGCAGTGTGAAATATAAGAAGGGTGGAAAGCCGTACTGCAATATGTGTGTTCTAGCGGGCTAACGAGGGAGTTGAGCGCTGCGGCGGTAGCGCACTGGCGAACCACCGCAATTTTGCTCTTGTAAATTTGCAGAATATTTTTCCGTCCGCTCGAACGTTTGGTTAGATTTACGGAGGCTATAGAATGGCAAGCGCGTATAGAGATGTTGATATTCGTGGACTTAGAAAGGCGCATTTTAACCAACTGCGAAACTATGTGCACAGTAGAGATGAGGAAGGCTGGTACTACGGCAACAAGGAGCAGTTTGAAAAGAGGCACGAAGACCTGAAACAATGGATTGATTCTGTTTGCGATCTATTTAACCAGAGTGATGTTGTTATTGAGAAGAAGTAAATCTAACGGTGAAGATAAGCGGCGGGGATTGACTGCCGACCCGCGAAGCGGCAACGCACAGCTAACCCCGTCCGACTTGATTATTTGGTTCTATTTCTAACCTGAAACGGAGAACGATTATGGAAGTTTACAGACCGGACCGCCGCTGTGAAATTACCGGAATGCCACTTGACACATCTTCTATGGGTTTTTGGTCTTCGCCATTTAAAAAGGCTAAACGTGGCGGTACAAAAAGGACTGCTAAACAAAAAGAAAAGCAAAAGATGCAAAAGGCTAGCAGGCGTAAAAACCAGAAGAAATAGAACGTGAGTTATTAACCGGCGACAACGAGACTTAACAACTTACAGCGCAATTTAGATTTTTCTTTTCGGACAAAAACAGAAGCCGATTTCGTCCGGTTGAATTATTTGTTAGTTTGCGCTGTTACAAAAGAGGGAGGACGATATGCAATTGACACTACAGGAAGTTATGGATATTTGCCCTAGTTGGGATGATTTCTGCGAGTTAAAGGGCTTCAGCCCTTATGCAGTAAATGAGGGAGGTGGACACGTTGAGGTGAGCTTGACGCTTGAGGAAGCCTGCAATTTGAAGATGGTAAAAAGCTGGAAGTACCCACAAGAAAACTAACCAGCATTAGGCGTACCATCCAAGGTGGTGGGGCAAAATGCCGCAGGAGGGGCGTATGTTCAAAAAGAAAAAACGTGGGTCACGAAAATACGAATGGGCGAAGCAGTACAAGGCGGTGGGAAGGATATCTGAAGACCCGCCGGACTATCCGCACATCCCAAATACGAATGAACCCGTCATTGAAGTGATTGCAAAACATAATCTCCTTGGTGTGATTCACGAATACAAGTGCTATCCGACCATGGCAAGGTGTGACAGTTTTGATTTGTTCGTTGATGGCGAGCTTCTAGTCCGTTGCTGATAGCTCCACCATTTGAGGTTCTGTACTGAATTGGCTTATTTAGCGCCGACGCTAAGTCTTCAGAAATAAACGGGATAACGTTGTTTGCAGATAGATATACCGGAAGATTGGCGCCACCCTCAGACGCCTGCTTTCTTCGCCAGTGCGCGTCACTCCCGCAATGGAGGCTGGCGTTACAGGCCACGTCTGGTCCCTTGGGGACATCGCAAAATTATTAGATTCAAACTGACCCACTACCAAGATTTTAAACCGCTTGAAAAAAAATTAGTTTTAGATTAATATCAGTGGGATTAGTTTATGGGGTAAGCCAAGAAAGGGAGCGGATGAGTAAAAAAACACCCGATACACTTGCCAGGGAGGTCCTTCTCAGGGCAGGTGTTGATTTAGAAAAACTCCTTCCCCTCCTTCTTCGGGCGATAGGTCCAGAACACACCGGGGAGGTTGCCATCAACATCAATTTTCACACGCACTGCGGCGGGATAAAAAAAGTTCGCAGTGCGATCACAATTAATCAAGCGCAGTAGGGAGGCTCACTATTAGTGGGCTGTTTTTAGTTATGGCTCGGGACAGGGAAATTGATTGGGAGCGGGTGGAAGATCTCTATCGCGCCGGGCAAATCTCGATCCGTGAAATAGGGAGACAGTGCGGAGTAACGGATACGTCTATCCGCAAAAAAGCGAAACGGGAGGGGTGGGAGAGAGACCTATCAAAAAAGGTCGCAGAAAAGGTTCGCAGTGAGCTGGTTCGCGCCGAAGGTCGCAGTGAAACCGCCCCGACGGAAAAAGAAATCATCGAACACGCAGCAGCACAGGGGGTAGAGATAGTTCGCAGCCATCAGCGCAGGATCGGTGCGGCGCAGGAAGTTGCGGATACATTGCTCAAACAGTTGCAGGGTGTGATACTCCACAGCGAAGATATAGAAGAAGAAATCCTAATCGAGACAGCCGAGGACAGAAGTTCCAAACGACGGGACGCGATGTTTAAGGCTATATCTCTACCGATCCACTCCACAACATTATCTAATCTCACCAACGCTATGAAAACCCTCGTTTTTTTAGAGCGGCAGGCATTTAACCTGGACGAGTTATCCGGTGCTAACACCCATGAAGATGATTTGGAGATGCTGCGTTGAGCGAGGACAGGCTTGAGATCAAACAGCGGCTTAAGGATGATTTCTGGCACTATGCAGTGAGGTGTCTCAAAATCCGTACCAAAGCCAGCGAAACCCTCCCATTTAATCTCAACCGGGTGCAGAACTACATACACCAGCGGCTAGAGGAGCAACGAGAAAAGACAGGGAGGGTCCGCGCTATTATTCTCAAGGGGCGGCAGCAGGGATGCTCGACCTATGTTGAGGGGCGGTTTTATTGGCGGGTGACCCATACCCCTGGTGCTCGGGCGTTTATCCTAACCCACGAGCAGGCGGCAACTGATAATTTATTTGACATGGTGTCACGCTATCACGAAAACTGCCCATCACAGGTCAAACCGCGAACCGGAGCATCGAGCGCAAAGGAACTGAGTTTTGACCGGCTCGACAGCGGGTACAAAGTCGGTACTGCCGGGACTAAAGCGGTCGGGCGGTCTTCTACGTTCCAGTTATTCCACGGGTCGGAGGTGGCATTTTGGCCAAATGCCCAGGATCACGCGGCGGGTGTCCTGCAGGCGGTTCCGGATGAGGCCGGGACTGAGGTCATATTGGAGTCAACGGCCAACGGGATCGGTAACTACTATCACACCCAATGGCAGGATGCCGAGGCCGGATTATCGGATTTCATCGCGGTTTTTATCCCATGGTACTGGCAGGAGGAGTACAGCCGCGAGCCCGGGGAAAATTTCACCCTGAGCACTGATGAGGTTAAATACCAGGAAGAATACGGCCTGAATTTAGGTCAAATAGCCTGGAGGCGGGCGAAAATCATCGAGTTGGGCAGTGGTGGCCTGTTTAGACAGGAGTACCCAGCGACGGCGGCAGAGGCGTTTCAGTCGTCTGGGGATGGCTACATTTTGCCTGAGATTGTCATGGGTGCTAGAAAGGCGAAAGCGGTGGAGCGGTTCGGACCTGTCCTGATCGGGGTTGACCCCTCTGCCGGGAGGACGGATAAAGCGGACCGAACAGCAATTATCCGACGCCAAGGCCGCGTTGCCTATGGTCTGGAAACGATGACAAAACTTGGGCCGCTTGGGACCATGCAAATTGTCGCAAGGATTATTGCCATTATTAACCAAGAGAGGCCGGATAAAGTTTTTCTGGACCGGGCAGGGTTAGGTGTCGGAATTCTCGACCGCCTGCATGAGTTGGGCTACGGAGATGTGGTGGTTGGTGTCAATGGTGGCGACGCAGCCAGCGACCCAAAACGCTGGAAGAACAAAAAAGCCGAGATGTGGGACACCTGTTACACATGGCTCAAGGATCAGCCCTGCCAGATCCCCGATAGCGATGAGCTCCATGCCGACCTGACCGGTATCCAGGGTGGGTGGGACAGTAACAGTTGTTTAGTGATGGAGACTAACGAGCATCTAGCCTCAAGAAAGATCCGCTCTCCTGATACGGCGGTGGCTTTGTGTTTGACCCATTCGTACCCGATGCGCCTAGAGATGTCATCTGCACCATTAACCACCCCGCAGGAGGATTGGCTGATTATTCAAGGGCAGAGCCATGGTGGCCGCGCCGTTAACCTGGAGTAAGCTAATGACCATATCAATCGCCGACATTCTTTTCCTTCTCATCACCTGCGGCATACTTGTTATTTCTAATGGGTTTCTGGTCGGTTGGCTGGTCTACCGATCAAAACGAGAGGCACATGAACCGTTGGCGCCACAAAAACGGGAACCAGTGACGCAGAGGGCCGTTAATTTGGACGAGTTTGCTATCGAGGACGATCCGGGTCTAGCGGCGGTGACGAAAGCCAATCTTGGGCGGATGAACGAGGCGTTTGGGATTGACATTTTGAAGGACGAAAAGAAACAATGAACCCTCCAGGGGAAACCCTTAACTTACAACCTTAACAATCAAACAAAAATATTTGACTTATATGGTTTAAACTGATATAGCTGTATCGAATAACTGGACCTACCCAGGCGCGTGTTTCGCTAACCTGTATGGCCGTTCCCCGAAAGGGGTGCGGCCTTTTTTTGTGGGAAAACTATGGAACAGAACTGGTCGCTAGTAAACCTCCCGCCCGAAGGTCACGACGACGCTGGACAATTCTTCTGGAATCTCTACCAGGAATCAGAAGCGGAAAAGACCCGTCTGAACCTCCCGGACCGTTGGTTAGAAAACCACCGGCTGTATCGTGGCGGTTCTCAAACGGCTACCGCCAAGACCAAGCAGGCGGTAACGGCCAACATTATATTTTCTAACGTCCAACGTACCGTTGCTAACCTGACCGCCAAAAACCCCGTTGCCGAGGTCGTGTCAACGGATTGGTTCCCGCAGATAGATCCTGAGACGGGAGAAACGGTTCAGGACGACACCGATTCCATCCTGACCAACAAACTCAAACAGTGGTGGTCAGACTCAGAGCAAAACCACTCGCTCGTTGATTCGACGTTGAACCAGGAAAACTACGGTGTCACGTTCGAAAAAGCGGTCTACAGTACCAAGAAAAAACATGGTGACGTGGTGGTGATTGACCCATTCTCTATCATTGTCTGCCCTGGTTTTTGGGACGACCTCAGTGATGCCCCCTATGTCGGTCATGCCTACCCAGAGCGCACCGAGAAATTATCTAGCATCTATGGCGAGGATGTCTCCCCAGATAACAATCGGGACGGGTTGGGAGACGAGCGTGAGGACAACCGCCCGATGCTGTCTGGCCAGTATCCGGGGAGCGTCCCCTCCGGTAGTATCAGCACTTGGCAGAAGTCGAAAAAGACTGGACGCCCAGACACAACGCTGGTGGCTGAAATCTGGATACGCGATAACCGGATGGTTGACGAGTCGGGACAGCCGATATTCGAGGAAGAGGGCCAGCCCCTCCCAGAAGGCGCCGAACTGAAATACCCGGGCGGAATCCGGATGGTGACTGTGACGTCTGACCTGCGGATACTGGAAGACCTACCTAACCCGAATGTCAACATGACGCTCTGGCAGGATAAAGAAGCCCGTGAAGCCGTTTCCCAGACCTATTTATTCAGCCATTTCCCGTTCTGGTATGCCAATAGTTACCGCGACCCGTCCTCTTTGTGGGGATTCGCCGCAGCCGAACAGGTGGGCGGTTTGGCCGAGCAGATCGGTGAGATTTTAAGCCGCCTCTACCGCTACCTGGCGCGGGTGATGATGCCTGCCCTGGTGCTGCCGAGAGATTGCGGCGTGACGCTACAGCAGGTTAACAATAACCCCGGCCTAGTTCTCCAACCGACATCCGGCTCTGTTGCGTCCGGGATTCGTTATCTGGAGATACCCTCTCTACCCTCCGACACAATGCGGCTCTACAACATGCTGCTATCGATGTTTGATCGGGTGTATCAGATTGAGGATGCCGACCGGGGGGATACGCCAAACAGAATTGTCGCCGCGTCTGCAATTGTGGCCCTTCAGGAGCGTAATGCCGTTCTCATGCGGCATAAAATCCGCTCAGTGGATTATCTCATCCGACAGCGCGGGCGGGCGGCAATTTCATTTCTGCAGAATTTCGGGGTTGTCTCTGAGGTGGTTCGAGGCGATGACGATTCTGTGGCCAAACTCAAAGGGATCGATCTGCTGGGCCGTAAATTCAATTATGCGGTCGAGGCCGGGTCAACTATCCCACAAACGACACTCCAGACTAAAGAGCAGGCGATGGACCTCTACAAAGAGCGGGCCATTGACGCCCGTGCTCTGCTGGAGGTACTGCAATTTCCCGGCTGGCGCCAGATTGTCGAGCGGATGGCGGAATCTGGCGGCCAGTTGGACCAAGCTGCGCAAGTGTTTGTCCAAGCGGGTGTCCCGGAGGACCAAGTGCGCATGCTGTTGCAGGTGGCCATGGAGACACAAGGCGCTCCGGGGGATATACAACAGCCTGCCGCGTGAGGAAAAGTGATGCCAATTTACGCCTGGAACTGCGCCTTGCACGGCGAGTTCGAATCATTTTACAAGATGGCCGACAAACCAAAGCAAGCCCCCTGCCCTGATTGCGGGGCGGAGAGCCGTCAGGTGCTGACTATAGGCGGGGTTGAGGGTGACGAACTACCGCCCTGGTTCCGCCACGAGCATGCCAGGGGCTGTTTGCAGTCATCGGGCGAGAAGCCGATTGAAAGTCGGTCTGAATACAAAAAATACCTGCGGGATAGGGGGATTGTCGAATCCTCAGCCAACAGGGAGTTTTAAGCGCAATTAAGCGCACTATTGAGCGGGGAGCCCCACGGGGTCCGCAAGGAGAGAATCATGGCAAATGGAAAAATTCCGAGTGGCAGCGTGTCCGTCCTGGCGTCGGGGAGCACTGAGCCAAAAACAGAAGAGCCGGTCGAAACCGCCGTTGAAGAACCAAAGGCCGAACCGACCCCAAACCCCCTGGAAGAGAAGATCTCCAAGCTGGAAAAAGAGTTAGAGAACAGCCAAAAGCTGATTGGTAAACACTCAGATGAGGTGAAAACCGCCAGGGGAATGAAGCAAGAACTGGAAGAACTAAAGGCGAGGCTCCCGCAAGAACCGAAAGGACCGACCGTCGAGGAGCAGATTGACGAGATCAGCGCCAAAATGGAGGACGGGGATATCGGCCTGCGGGAAGGGAACCGGCTGATTGCCCAACTCAGCGCACAGCTTGGCAAAGACCAGGCAATGACTGAATACGAAAGCCGCCGCCAACAGGAAGAATCCGGCAAGCTCCAACAGCAGTTCATGGAGAAAAACCCGGACTACCAAGATGTGCTGCAATCTGGTGCCCTTGAACCGTACCTGAAAGCCGACCCTCTAAACGACGAGTTCTCTGCGTATAAGGAGTTTAAGGCTGACCAGCGGATCAAAGAACTTGAGGAGCAGTATCGATCCGATCTCGCCGCCGCCAAGGAAGAGGGAGCCAAACTGGCCTCTGGGGCGGAGAACGCGGGGAAGGTCGCCGGGAAGACCGGAACGACGTTACGGCCCACTGGAGAAATTAAGAAATTCAACAACTCACGCGAAGCGACTGACGCAATGCAGGCCGAATTACAAAGGATTCGATCCGCGTCAGGATAAAGGAGAAACATCATGGCATTCACACTGGACGAGCTTAATGCTCTTACGAAGGTTTACGTTCTCGGCCAAACGGAGGACACCTATTTCCGCTCCCATCCGCTGTTGTACATGCTGATGGAATCCGTTGAGACCGTCGATGGCGGTTTGACCCTTGACCAGCCGCTTGAGGTTGGCGAAGGGAACAGCGGGGTGTACGGCAATTCGACTGTTATCCCGGTCACCAAGAAGGAAGTTTTCAACACGGCGAAATTCCCGTGGGGCGCTTACTTCGCCTCGAACAGCATTGATCTGGATGACCAGCGCAAAAACAACGGCGAGAGCGCTATTGTTAAGTTGGTTCAAGGCAAACTGTCCAACATCCAGAAGACCATTCGCAAGAAAATGGCCGCTGGCATCTACCTGGACGATGTTGTTGGTGGAATCCAGGGGTTCCATGGCTTGGCCGCGCTGTTCAATACCGACACTGCAGTAGCCTACGGTGGAATTACCGAAACCCAATACGCTAATTGGTCGGCAAATGTCGTCGCGACTGCGACCGTGGCCAACTTCGCTGGGTTCCAGACGATTCGCCGGTCGGCAACCGTCGATACCAACGCCGAGGGTATGCCGGATTTGTACCTGGCCACCCAACTCCTGCGCGACGCCTTTGAGGCATCTCTGCAGACGAGCGTCCGCTACTCCGACCAGAAAATGGTCAACGCCGGATTTTCCAACATTCTGTTCGACGGCGCTCCGGTGGTGGCCGATCTCGGCCAGACGGCCTCGCGGGTTGATGCACTCAACACCCGTAAGCTGCGTTTCGTCTCCCACAAGGACTACAATTTCACCACTCCTAAATGGGAATACGACCGTCAGCAGCCTGACGCGATGACTGCAAACGTTCGCTGGAGTGGGCAGTTGACCAACAGCGACCGTGGAGCACATGCCCGTTATACCGGAGTTACCGCCAGCTAAACCATAACGCTCCCCCTCCGGGGGGAGCTTTAAAAGGAGTAGAACAATGAGAAAACTCAATTATCCGATTACTGCCTCGACCGGTGCGGTGACGGCCTATATCCCGGTTGATGCCGCCCACACCGTCGTCGGTGGTTACGCTGTGGTTAACAGCGCGACCTGTAACGCTGCGACAACCGTCAAGTTCAAGTCCGGTTCGACCGTCCTTGGAACAGCCACGATTGCCAGCGGTGCAACCGTTGGTACGGTGGCGGCTTTCGTCATGGATACCACCCTGGCGACCCGCAAAACCAATATTACCGCCGCGATTCCGCTGACCGTCCTGACCGGCGGTGATCAGTCAAGCTCCACCGGGTTTGACGTGTTTGTCCACCTGGACGACCTGGCCTGCCCGCGCGACTAACCCATTTCGGCGGGGCTTCGGCCCCGCCTTCACATGAGGGCGCATGAAACTTTTTGAACTGGAAGAATCAATTGGCGAGATTGTTCAGGATTCGTCATTTGACGGGACGCAAACCCGCCGACTGATTAATCGCGCCATCCAGTCAATCGCCGGTGCGGTCGATCTGCCGGAGCTGGTCAAAACCGACACAGTATTAACGACTGGATCTTCGTCGTCGGCCTCGCTCCCGGCAGCCTACATGAAGGGGCTGTTCTTCGTCGGCAGCGCCAACCAGAACCGTAGAATAGGGGATCGCATCGGGTACCGCAGTTACAACCGTTTCCTGCGGCGTTGGCCTGACCCCGCGCTGGATAAAGCCGGGCCGATCGTTGACGTGGCGGTGAAGGGGACTAGCCTGGTTTACCAGCCCTGCGTTGCGGATACTCTAACCCTGCAATTCTACCGCAAACCGGCGGCTCTCACGGGCGCTTCCGATTCCGTCGAGGCTATCCCGGCGCATCTCCAAGAAGGGCTGATCGTTAATTTTGTCTGCCGGGAGATCTATTCGCGGATTGAGGACGGGGTTGAGGGGAAAAAGGTCAATACCGCTTACCATGCAGCACTTTATAACCAGGCGCTCTCTGACCTTCGTGACTTTATTGGCCAAGACGATGAGCCCGAGTACGTCCAGAACGAAACGGAAGCTGACCCATGGCCACGGTAGCCCTCTTCCGAGGGACGTCGGGAATCAACAACGCGGTTCCAGCCACTCGCCTGAAAAGCGATAAGGGGTTCGTTGAGCTTGCTGCCGGGGTCAATGTCGATATCGGCGACAATTACGAACTGATGCGCCGGAAAAAAGAGACGCAGCAACGCGCCGAGGCTGGCCACTCGCCGTTTTGTGACGGGGGTGATGCGTTTTATGTCTCTGCCGGGTCTTTGTACCGATTAAACAGCGATTTCAGTCGTGACCTGGTGCGCTCTAGCGTTGGTGATGAGCCGATGTGGTATGCGCAGGTGGCCGGAATGACCTTTTACGGCAATGGGGTTGCCTCCGGAATTGTCGAAGATGGGTCAAGCCGCGCTTGGAGCGGGACATACTACGGTCCAGAAACCGAACGCAGTCTGGCCGGGCCGCCGACCGGGGCGAAGCCTTTGGCCTATGTCGCCGGGTGCTTGATTGCGGTGGTGGATAACATCGTCTGGAAATCAGAACCTTACGCTCCCTCACTCTTTGATCTGGCAGCAGGGGCGATTCCTCTGCCGTCAAGAATTCTCGGAGGGGTTGGGTTGGATACCTCTTTTTACGTCTCGGATGAGACCGGAGTTTACTTCATCACTTTGGCTGAACCGACCTTCCGCAAAGTCCACAACAAACCCATGAGAGAGGGGACCGCACTTCGGGTCTTTGATTATTCCATTGGTGACAGGTCGTCTGACGGAGTGCTGATGCTCTGCGCTGACGGGATTTTTTTCGGCTCGACACAGGGCGAGTTCATCAACTTATCCAAGCAACGGCTGGTTCTGCCTGACGGGGGACCCGGATATGCCGTACTAACCAACAAACACTATATCGTAGCGATGGGAGATTAGGCTATGGCTTTACGTATTTCCACCGGTCTGAGAAATGGGCTTTTAGACTCTGGGGACTTCAAAACCCTGATGGACACCGGAGTGATGAGAATTTATTCCGGTTCACAGCCAGCTGATGCCGACACGGCTGAAAGCGGCACTTTATTACTGGAAGTCTCCGTTGACGCTGGGACATTTGTTGCCGACACGGGCAGCGGGTCAACAAACGGGATCAGTTTTGGTGCTGCTGCCGCTTCGGGGGTCCTGGCGAAAGCGGCAGAGAATTGGCAGGGCGTTGGCGTAACGGATGGGTCGGCTGGATGGTTCCGGTTTTATGATGCAACCAGGACGACTGGCGCGTCATCTGCTGCGGTCCGCTTTGATGGTTCCTGTGGGACGTCTGGCTCACAGTTGAATATGGGATCGACAACCATTACCAGTGCGGCGACCCATACGGTTGATTCTTTTCAGGTGACGCTCCCCGCTTCGTAATATTAATAATTACGGCATCTTAGGCTTGGGTCTATTATGATCGACAATTATTATAATGATACAGTCCTCTTTCTCCCGATGTTTGGGGAGAATGGGGCTGTTGATTTTACTGACCTCTCTGTTGCCGGGGAAACCGTCACGGTTGATGGTGGTGCGCAAAAAGTCACCAGCCAGTATAAATATTATGGTAGTTGTGGCTATTTTGACGACATCGACAGCCGGCTATCTGTCGATGGTGCGGTTTTGGCCGATTGCGGGGCAACCTTCACTGTCGAGGCGTGGATCCGGCTGGACAGTTGGGATTCACCTATCATCGGCCAGGGAGATAATGCGGCCAACGAAGATCAGTTTTTCAAAGTATCCCCCTCCGGATATCTGCAGTATCATCGAGCATCAGCTCTAGCCAACCCGATAACACTAACTGGATCGACACAACTATCGCTGGATACGTGGTATCACGTCGCTCTGGTCTGCGACGGGACCAATGCTAAAATTTATCTCGATGGGGTTCAGGACGCAACAACGGCCCATACCGGGTCATGGGTTGACACAGTGCAGCCGCTCTATATCGGGTATCACGTTGTTATAAACTTTGAGGCGAATGAGGATTATTACGGCGGATATATCCAGGATTTGCGGATTACGGACGTTGCACGATATACAACGACCTTTACCCCCCCTGGGCTCCTGTATGTCCCCTACGATGGAGATATGACCCTCCCGGCCCTTACTTCGTCGGGGTTTGCAGCAAATGGGACGACAAACGACGGGGATGTAACCTTCCCGCCGCTTTCAACGACCTACACCTATGGCGATGTGACTGCCCCGTCATTTGTGGTCACGGGACAGGTCAATGATATCTGGAATGCAGATATTACATTGCCGACCATGACTGTTAATGGGAGCCTGAGTAAAGGGTTTAACGGGAAAATCGCTCTTCCTGAGCTCGACGCAACAGGCCAACTTTCCGGGTGGACCGGCCAAGCCGACCTCACTCTCCCGAATCTTGAAGCCACAGGGGATTTTCTCCCTGGAACACTTTCTGCCGGGGTTGTTTCGCTTCCGAGGTTTAAAATTTCGGGGAGAATACTTTCAGGCGTCGTGACGGATGGTGAGGTTGAAATCCCCGCGATGACGTGCAGCGGGTCTCTCTATGCCGATACTGACTCTGACGCTGACTTAACCCTTCCATCGCTGGTCTGTTTTGGATCTATACGCCAAGAGTTGACAGATATTATTCTGAGGTATGCGCGATGATCGTATTAACCATGAACCGGAAGAATGGGGCATTAACTCAATACACGTCATTTGCTTTTCGAGGGGCCATGTTACTCGACGGGGAACCTGTTTTTGTTGGCGATAACGGGGTTTATACCCTCGACAGTACTTCCGGGGCGGTGACGGTCACGGTTGATCTGCCAAAGACCGATTTGGATAATCGCGGAGAAAAAAGAATTCGACGCATTTATGGCAGTGGGCAGGGGTCGATTGTCGTGGCGGCAACATCGGATCGTAATGAAACCATCGACGCCACAATAGAAATGGGTGAGTCCTACCAAAAGACGGGGCGAAGTCAGGGGCGAAGGGACGTACGCGGGAAATATTACCAATTTTCACTGACTAACCCGGATGGGGCTGATTTTATTCTTGAAGATCTCGACGTTGTGACCGTAACCCTCGGGCGGAAACCGACTTAATGACGGAAACCATTCGCATTCTTGGAGATGACCCTGATGTTGCTTTTGTGAAATTTGCCAGAAGCCGTCGGGATCGCCTTGCCCGGCTGATGAAATTTCAGAATTTACGGTCAAGCCAAAGAAAAACCATTTTCCCGGACGGAAGCTATATCCATGTTCGCCGGTCGTTTGGGCGGGATTTAATTGACATTTATATCCCATTTGGAGGAGCAGCAGAAGACCTTTATACGATGTTGTTCTGCAAACCTGCAGCTGGGGGCGTCGAGGTTTTTGCTTATCATCACGAAACAAATCGCCTGACATCACTTGGAACTCTCCCGGTTGGTTCTAGCAGCCCAACGCTTCACAGCTTCCACGATTCAAGAACGCACCTGAATACCGGAACAACGTATGTCGGGGTGAATTATGGGTACAACAAAACGGCTGACTATCAGGATACCCTGACAACTGAGGACGGCGGCACTGGTTTTATTAAGGCATTTAGGACGGATGAGACAACCGGGCGAGAATATGCCGTTATCTTTAAAGGCGGCAGACCAATTCTATATGCTCGGGTACCAGGAGAAAAGTTTAAAAAGGTCGCCGAATTTCCGTCCCGCGCAAATCCTGGAGGGTTTGAGGGGGAAGAGGCTGGCCCGTGGAAATGGGCGATCGAGGATGGAGATGACCCAAGGGCGTTCCAAATTTCCGGCGGTTATGTTTACCTTGGCGGTTGGTGGCAAGGGGAGGCATGGAATCTTTTTGAGGGATATGAGTTCTTTGGCATAAAGCCAAACAGTTCCGATACTCACATTATTCAATGGTTTTCAGAATTATGGTTCTGGGACCCCCTTGATTCTGGGATGGCCCCGGGGATGAACTGGAAGGGAATCTATGGGCCATATAAGGAGGCATCTGTTGAGTTTGGCTGTCTGCTGGATGATCGTGCTGGTAGCGACGGGCCTGGTCTCTGCGAAATGCTTGTTGAGGCGGAATATATTGATGACGAAAGGGCGCCGACGGAAAATTATGAAGGAATGATGGTTATTAAAAACAAGTATACCGATGGTGTTTACCAGCCATATTTTACCTTTGATTCTTCAGATTATTTAACTCCATCCGACAGCCATACCTATCACTATTGGTCGTGCGTAGGAGACGCCAAGGCAGAGCGACCCAGCACTGGGATTTGGTGCCTGCTTATTTTTACTGCCGGAGGAAGGTGGTGCCTACTCGATCACCCAGGATACCAAAGGCAGGTCTTGAACGGGTCCTATTACCATACCCACACGGTCAGCAACGATGGCAATTTAGTGATGATCGTTGAGGGGGCTGATAACCGCCGTGGTGTTTTGCTTGACGTAACAACAGGAGAAGTAACTTACCACGATAAAATAAGCGATTTTACCTCCGGGTGTTTTATCCCGCCAGTGAGCGAGAGCAGGGAAGAGATTACCGGGTATGCAGATATTGGCGACACTGAGACAACCATGGCCGACCCAAGTATGGGTGCTGTTCGCCCTGGGATATCACAATCCAGCACTCTGACAAATACCCACTGGAAGATAGTGTCTGACGAGCCCTACATTGCCCGGGGCGCGTTGTGGTGGGACCCCTGCTGGAAGTGGACGGCGACTGAAGTTGCCGCCCTCTCTGGGGGAGCATTGATTCGTGTTGCTGGCGACGTTTACCCGATAAGTGAGGCTCCCTTTTTAATCGGCGGGACCTACGATAACACTTTGTTGTTTGGGCAATGGGATTATTCTTCCAGCACCGAGTTTACGACTAAGGCGATTGATATAGAACCGGTCTCTGAAAGTGTTGTCGTTTCTCTTTACGATCATCCAGATGTCTATCTGCTTCCGTATGGCATTTTGGGCTACCCACCAAATACCCTGTATCTTCAGGGTTCATACAGCCCGCCTGTTGGTTGGAGTTCAACAGGAGAGTCTGAACTTGAAACGCCATTCACCGACGGCGAAGACCCCGACGGTTTCTTTGCAACACTGACCATGCACTGTCCAGGAGATTATATCGTTAGTGCAGAAGATGCTTGCGGGCGAAGCGGGACAGCCACCGTTACAAACGAAGATTACTATATGTTTATACAGGGTGAAGACCTCGTTGCTGAAGGTAATTCTTATGTTGCTTATGGCGGATATGGTCCATATACTTACTCGTTCGACAAGGGGAGTATAAACGCTGACGGTGAAATAACAAGTTTAAGCGGAGACTGCGGAGACCCTGGGGGCCCAGCCTACGGGACAGTAACAGCGGTTGACCAGTGCGGAACGCGGGTCGATTTTGATGTCCGCCTGCCAGGGGGATCTTGGGTCGTCACTAATTATGAATGCGGCCCTGGATATGAGCCCGAAGTCTACGGCCCATGCAACACTCCGTGGCCGGGGTGTTTTGGTGCCGTAACCGCTCAATGTACCTATTTTTCAGGGATAACAAATAAATACGTAGAATATTGGAGAGAATCAGGCGGTTGCTCTCAAGATTGGTGTGCGCAAGCAGACCCCGCCGATTTGCTCGGGAGGCAAACTTCGTACCCTTGTGACGTTCCGCCGATAGCATCAAATTATTTCTGCCATTTCCAAACCATTTATTACGAATGGCAGTGTCCGTAATGGTGATTGTGCGAGTCGATCATAGAGGCAACCGAGCTGTCATTGAATCCGACAGCAGCGTAAAAATCACAGAAGATTATGAAGACGTTGGGATGCCGCCGGTCAGCGAACAGGTCAAAGGGTTCGGCCTGGCGATCATGAAGATGATTGAGGGAGGGGTTAAACCGGCCGACCCGGAAACCCTGAAGAAACGCCAGGGGATTTGTGATGGGTGTGAATTTCTCGGAAGAGATGGCGACCCGCCCCATTGGCAAGGCCGGTGCAAAAAATGCGGATGTTTTATGAAAGTTAAGGCCCGGATTGCGGCAATGACCTGCAAGATAGGAAAGTGGTGAGATTATGACAGAAGTATCGACAAAAGAAGAATCAAAGAACTTTGTCCTCGAAAGAGTTAACGAAGCAAACGAATATTCTGACAAGGCGTGGACGATATTAGAAGCGTTTACAAGTGCCATGGCCGAAGGATTCGCGGCCCCGGAAGTCCCTGAAATCGAAAGTGGCTTTATCTCTGTTGACCCGGATGAAGATGGGTATACATTCGACTCCACGCTGTTCACCGAAAGCCTTCCAGAAGACCCTAGCGCCGAACTTACCATTGATGCCTCAAGCGTTGCGCGACCCTCTTACAATAAGCAAAACGTTGGGTCTATTTCATTGTCTGCTGCCCCAACTTTCGACGCTGACACTCCAGACACAACTCTTGGTTACGATGAACTGACCTACACCTCCACGCTCCTTGATAGTCTGAAGGCCAAGCTTGCCGTTGACATCCAGGGTGGCACCGGGATGGACGAAGCCACCGAGCAGGCGATTTATGACCGGGCCGCTCGAAGGCTTGAGCGTGAACATGACCGCCGCTACTCGTTGGCCGAGAACCGCTGGGGAGGTGCCGGGTTCCCCTTGCCGAATGGGTTTTTAAATACCAGCCTGCGGGAAGAAATAAACCGCCATGCTAACGAGGTTGAAGATCTGAACAATAAAATTCTCGAACTGTCGGTATCTATGGAGCAGGAAAATCGTAAGCAGGTTGAGGCGGCGGTCTCCCAGCTTGAGCAAATTCTTTCGGCAGCGAACGACGCCAGGAATGCAAGGCGCTTAGATGCCGCAAAGACCAATGTTGGCTCTCTGATTGAGCTTTACAATGCCGAGGCGGCTAAGTTCAACACCTTGACTCAGGCATGGAAGGTTGAATCTGATGTCGAGTTGGCCCGGTTCGACGGTGAAATCAAACAGAATGAGATTCTAGCCAGCGTTTACGCAGAAGAGTTGAAGGCGCGGGGGGTGGATATCAGTGCCTTGATTGAAGAAGTCAAGGCGAAGGCTGACGTTTATCGAACACTGATGGCAGGCCTTGACGCCAGGGCAACAGTGTTGAGCCGGGTGGAAGAAGCGAAGCTGAGAGCCTACGAAACAAAGAGCCGCCTTGCAATCTCTGAGGCTGAATTGGCCTTAAAGCAGGCCGAGGTTGCCATCCAGGCGGCCCTTAACAAGCTCGGATTCGATATTGAAACGGCAAAGGCTGGGGCGAATGTCGCCGCGCAGATTGTCGCTGAAGCCATTGGCAGCGTGAATGCCAGCGTCGGTTTCTCTCACAGTGGAAGTTATAGTGCAAGCGAAACGTTTTAAGGGAGGCAATCATGGCCGAACGATATAGCCCCACCAACGAAGCATCCACCGCTCTCAAGGCTCGCAGCAAGAAGCAGAAACCAGTAGCCTCGACGCAACCGACGGTTGAGGGTGGCGGGACAAGCCTTGATGCTGCGTCCCGACAGTGGAGTAAAAACATTAAGCGAGCTCAGCCTGCAATTAATTCGGTGAGGGCTGGACTGGGTGCAGCGGTTGATTTCGTTAAAGGCGGAGCAAACCAGATAACGTCAGCGCCAGCATTGAGGCGGGATATCGGGATTTTAGCAACGACCCCAAGAAGAAATTTTATTGGAACCGATGCTGTCAACGCATCAAACCGTCAATATGCCAAAAACACTGGTGCGCCTGTCAATGTTACTGTCGATAACCCGCCAGAGGATAACCGTTTTGGGGGGATTGGTGGCCTTGATAATCGATCAAGACGGGCTGTTCCACCACTGGTAAGCCAAGCAGGCCCGGTGGGGCCAATGAGAGCGAACGCCAATTTTGAAGACTTCGCTAGGGGGCGTCAGGGGATTAACGCGGACGGACAATATAGCTTAAGTGGGGCCAGAAGGTCTGGCGCACTTGATGGGTCTGGCCGACAAATTCTCCACAACCAGAACACTGTCCCTAACTTGGATGGGGAAACGCGCGGGGCTTTGGTCAAAGATGCTTCTCAGCTCCAAGGGGTCAACTCTGCTAATGGAAGAGTGGTCAGTGGTGCTTCGTTGAGAGACTTAAACAATCGCAGAGAGACAGGGCTCCTCAAGAACGGCGCAGAATACACTTATTTTAAAAGCCCAGGCGATAAGATGACCCCCGTGGAGCAGGAGAAATATAATTCCGAAGTGGCAAGAGCCAAAAGAGTTAATGCCCTCGGCCCTGTCACTAAAGCGAAATTCCCGGAGACGGGAAAGGGGGTACCGACCGCCGACGATATCAAGAAGCCGACCTTTACTGGCAACCGGGCAGAACGGGCGAGATATGAAGGGGAACTGAAGGCTTTACCGGAGCGGGTTGCTGGATACCACCAAGACAAGAAGACTCAGGCTGACCTTGAAGCAAACCTTCAGGATAACGCTGCCACTATCCAAAAAGCGCAAATTAAGGCCCAGAGCGACGCGGAAGACCGCGCAAACAAGCGCTATACGCTGAGTGACGGACAAATATTGACTGATTCCGAGGGGGGTATCGTTTCCGAAGGCCAAGCAAAGATCAAAGACTGGAAGCTTGGCAAGGTCGCCCTTGGCAATGATGCTGACGGCGCCCCGATTGAGAAAAGCGTGTACTACCGGACCGGAGAGGATGGGAAATTGGAAATTCAAAATAACGAACAAGACCAAACCCTAGAACAACAATACCCGGAACAGGCAGAAAAAATAGCGGTAGCAAGAGAGCGCGGCTACAGCGACGAGCAAATCCGCAAAAGTCTGCAAAAACATCTACATGGAGGGGCATAAGTGAGCGCCGAACTTGAGAATATCCTTTTTGGCGATAGCCCGGAGATAAGCCCGCCAGAACCTTCCGTGGATGAACTTGCCGGGATTCTTGGGTTTAAGGAAGAGCCAGGGTTTATCAAGCAATCCATCTATGATGTCGCCGGGGGGGTGATTGACGCCGGGGAAACTTACGCTCGTGCTGGCCGGGCGCTTCCTGGCGGGCCTGAGACATACGACCTTGACGAAAACTCAATCTTCGGGAAAACGATAAAATGGGCCGAAAATTTTAAAAGGGACAACCCTAACTATGACCATGTTGACAGCGAAGGACTTCCGCGCTGGTGGCATGAGGGCTTGAGGAGCGTCACTTCTTCGGTGATTGCCGGTGCTCCATCGGCGGCAGCTGGCGCGGCGATTGGTGGCCCCCTGGGAGCGGTTGTTGGCTTTGGTCTTGGGGCGGGGACAACCTTTGGCCTGGCCGAATATGACCAGTTCATGCAAGAGGCGAAGCAATCCGGCATCAAGGAAGACGACGCGCAGAAATATGCTGTGCTTTCAGCCGTTGCTGAGGGCGGGTTTGAGGGGGTGACGGACATTTTACAAGGGCTGACCATGGGAGTGACGACACCATTAACTCAGCCAGGAAAGGCGGCCTTGAAGCAGGGGGTCAAGCAGCTCTTTAAGACTCGCATTACATCGGTATTAAAGCGGCAGGTTGGGACCGGATTGCTTGAGGGCGGATCAGAGGTCGCTACGGCAGCAGTTCAGACTACATTGAGGAACCGTGTCGGGCTGAGTGAGCAAGATGCGATGATGGCAGCAGGGGAAGCCTTTGGTCCTGCGTTTGTCGCTGGGGTAATCTTTGGTGGATTTATCGAGGGCGGCAATATTGTCAATCGAAAGAAGATTGCCCGGGCGTTGACCGACGAAAAGACCGATCCGGAACAACGCCTTGCTGCGGCAAGCGAAGTGGTAAAGACCTTGCGCCAGAGTGATAAGCGATTGGCTCAAATCTGGGAGCAGAGCGCACAGCAGGCTATTGCCAGGGGTGAAGCAATAGACCTCGGCCTTACCCCAGAAGAACTACAGGGGAAGATTGATAATCTGCGTCAGAACGCCAAAGCTTCGCCGAGAGCCAAGGAGAATTTAGATATCTTTGAGGAGGTGCAGGCACAGCAGACTGGAGAACCCGTTGCCAGCCAAGAGGATGAGATTGATACACAGATTTTGGAATCTGGGACGCCGACCCCGGAAGACTACTCCACCGTCAACCGTCGTATCCGCAATCTGAAGCGATACCGGAAACTGACAAAGAACCAACAGCGACAACTTGAAACGTTACAGAGGGTTCGCGCCGACTACGAACGTCGGCTGGATGCAAGCCAGGAACCTAACCTTGAAATAGGGGGCAATGAACAACCTCAGGGCGTTACAATGGCGGGTCAGGATGAACCGTCCATATTGAAGGAACGAGAGATACAAACACAATCTGAACAGCTTATTGCACAACCTGAACATGAGGGAGCGTGGGCCAGCAAAGACCCGGAAGTTGACAAGCGCCTTTTGCGTGAAGACTACCGCCAAAACGCTCCACAGTTTCTTGCCTCTATCTCGTTCAATGAGTTAGAACAGGGGCGCGTTGGGGCCGCGGTCGGAACTGACGATCTGGGCCGCAATGGATACCGGATGCCGACGGCGAACGAACCATGGGTTCAGGAAACCTCTGCCATGGTGGGCGGGATTGATAAGCTGCGCAATGCGTTAAACAGGGCTGTCGCCGGGGAGAAGCTAGGCAAGAACCAGCGCGAAGCCGTGAAAATTGTCCTTGACCAGTACGGGAAAGCGCGAACCGATGCCTTGGCCCCCGAAGTTCTTGAGAAGCGTCAGCAGCAGAAGGACACTTGGAGACTGACCAAATACAAGCCTGGAGATGTCCTGCCTCCCCCACCGGCTTATACTGAACCGGCCTTTGAAGACACAGAATATCATTCTGAATGGGATACTGAGTCGCGGCAGATCAGCGACCTTTATAGCCAAGCTTCCGCGATTGACAAAGTTGCGGCTGACGATATTATTGGTTCAGTCAGTGATGACAACGGGCAGGTTGCCGCCGCGTTGTGGCAATTTATCAAGGAGAATGAAAATGGGCGAGAAAGCCAAGGAGATAGCGGATTGGGTCAACGAGAACCGCAACCCGCAGAACGTGCGCAAAAAACCGCAGCCCCAGACCAGCCCGCCGAAGGAACAACCCAAGAAGTAGCTCCAGAACCCGACGGGCAGAATAAACTCTTCGCAACCCCCCCGACGTTCGGCAAGAAAGCACAGCCGCAATCTCGCGCCACTAATGATGATCTGCAGTTCGACCAACTTCAGCAAGACGCGAAGCAGGGGGACCTTCTTACCCCTCAAACTACCAGCCAACAACCAACCGGAAAGGAAACAAATGATCTGTCCGAACTGTCAAAGCCTGGGGCTGAAGCGCAACAAGAAGTGCAAGGTGTGCGGGCACAGGAGCAGGGAGTAACACAGCCTGCCGATCTGTCAAGCGCAGACCCCGCCTCGAAGGCAGGAGAAGGAGCAGCAGTAGAAGAACTTGCCTCTTTCACCGAATATGGTACAGTAAAAGAACAGCGAGGGAGCAATGCTCAAGTCGAATTTAACTTCGATCTACCCGCCGACCATGGAAAAAATTCTGGACGGCAACAGCCCGCCGGATCCGGGGACCTTCAGCCCGCCGGACGCGTATCGCTCTACCGCCGCAAAGGGCTCCCTCCCACCCCCCGCAACATCGCCGCCAGCCTCGAAACCCAAGTAGACCGCGTTCAGACCGGAACCTTTAAAATCGGCCTGAAGAAGATCCTGTCCGCCGCCGACGCTGCGCATGTTTTTGCCCCCTTGCGCAAGTATGCCAAAGAAAACTTCGCGGTTCTAGTCCTTGACAAGGGCAATCAGCCCCTCGCCGTCCTCGACATTTCCACCGGGTCCACCACCGCCTCTATCGTGCACCCGCGCATCGTCGCCGGGGCCGCCCTGGACGTCCCAGGGGCGGCTTCGGTGTGGCTGGCCCATAACCATCCTTCCGGGAACCCAGCCCCCTCGCAGGAAGATAAGGAGATCACCGCCCGCCTCGAAGATCTATTGCGTGGTAGTGGGGTGGAAATTGCGGGAAGTGTTATTGTCGGCAAGAACGGAGAATTCACCAACATCGGCAGAACCAACGTCCCGCGAAAGCCCACCATTGCCAGGAGGAACCTTGATATCCCCAAGATGGATGATCGGCTCGCCAGAAACCCGACCGGAGAAGCCAGGGCGATTTCCTCCGCCGGGGACGCTGCGACGCTTTTTGCTACCCAGGGTTACGCCAACCGTGTGGATGGGGTGTTGCTGCTCAACGCCAAAAACGAACCGGTCGGCTGGGTGGAGATGACAACGGCAGAAATGAAGTTGTTACGAACGGGCAGTAAGGAAAAGGGGTCCGGTCTGCTTTCCCGCGCCCTTTCCCAGTCGAACGCCGTCGCCTTCGTGGTGCGGATGAAGCGCAGCGCCCCGCGTTCCCCCCTGGCTGGAAGCGTGGAAGCCGCCACCAATATGGCGAATTTTGCCGCACTCAATGGCTCCAGGATGCTCGATGTAATCACCGATGACGGAAAGGGCGCGTTTGTCTCCCTGGGAGATCAGGGTTTGTTGCCAAGTGGCGGGGGGGTGATGTACTCCCGCAAGACCGGCCAGAATGCAGCAGAAGGCGACCCACAAAGCCCCGGCATCCGTTACGGGACCGCTCCAGACAGCACCGATGCCCCAAAAATCACCATCGCCCAAGTCCAATCTGAGGTCCGCGACTTCCTGAAAAAAGGCTACGACAACCTGACCAAGCTCGGGAAACTTAAGGTTGTGCAAAGCGCGGAAGAGCTAGGGATAAACCACGGCAAAAAAACGCTCTTCTCGAAGAAAACCAACACGGCGTCTGAAGCGTTTAAGAAATGGTTCGGCGACAGCAAAGTGGTTGATGAAAACGGTGAACCGCTGGTGGTTTATCATGGGACAAATAAAGCGGATCATCGAGAAGCGCCAACTGATAAAGGATTTTTTGTCACGTCCTCAAAAGAAATGGCGAATAGTTATACAAATACGAGAATATCGCAATTGCGCGATATGAAAACTCGCGCAACTACAACAGAAGGGAAGATAAAATCTTACGAAAAACAGGCAAAACGCGCAGTTTTCCCTGTGTATATAAAACTAGAAAATCCGTTTATTTGGGGGAATGGAGTTGACAGGGATTTATCAAAACCGTGGGCAGATTTACATCAAGCATGGAATTTTGAAACGAATAGTAAAGAGGGCGTTTTTTACAAGATGTTGGGAAGGCCATCACTTGAACAGTTGCAAGAAGCCTTCTCCAGGATAAGAGGCCAAAAACAACCAAAATCCACTGTGGCAGCAATGGAAATGTTGTTGAGAATGCAAGGTGTTTATGGAGGCAGGACAGATGCAGAGTATTTTATCGGTGCGCAAGGTTCTGAGTATTTGACTAAAGACCTTAAGATATTTTTGGAAGGGCTAGGCTTTGATGGAATAGAATTTACAGACAACATTAAAACAAATTATGGGGTTAAATTTGAAGAAGGGAAAACCTATGTCGCCTTCTTCCCAACCCAGATCAAGTCCGTCTACAACAAGGGAGCCTTTGACCCGGAAAACCCGAATATCCTTTACTCCAAGAGCGGAGACGTCGCTGGCGTCTATAATGACGGGACTATCACCCTGATCGCCGACCGGATGAATAAAGGTGACGCAGAATATCTCATGCGGCACGAAGGTCTGCACATGCTGATGAGGGAAGATGAGGTATTCTCCGCCAAGCGTGATGAGATATTGGCGCAATTCAAATCTCTTAAAGAGGCAAGTAAGAGAGTCCGTGACGCTTATGCCAGGGTCCCGGAGGAGACCAAAAAGGGCTATCTTGACGAAGAGGCTTTAGCTTATTTTGTTGAGTCGAAGGATAACCATAATCACAGTATCGTTAGAAAACTAATCGCCGCCGTCAAAGCCTGGATGCTGCGGCATGGTATCCCTGTGACCAAGTTGACAGAGGCTGACTTTGTGGCTCTGGTTAGCCAGGGCGTGAGGTCGTTTGCAAGCCATGGGAAACCCATCACCGATGCCATGAGCTCCGACGTGATGCAAACGCAACCTCTGGGTAAAAAGACGCAAGAACAGCAACCTGACCAAGAACAGTTAAAGTCATGGTTCAAAAAATCGAAGGTGGCCAACCCCGACGGTAGCCCAAAGGTTGTTTACCACGGAACCAACGCCGAGTTTACTGTATTCCAGCCATCAGGGCGCGGGATATTCTTCTCCGACTCAAAGGAAGTCGCAAGTAACTACACCGAGCAATACCGGGCGGAAAAGTCGGTCAACGACGGGATTGTGATGCCAGTTTACCTTTCGCTGCAAAACCCGGTTGAAATGACCTTTGACGGTGGCCGGTCGATTGCGTCGGCGGTTAAGGAAGCGCGGGACACCGGTAATGACGGGGTGATTGTCAAAAACTACCCTGACAGCTACGGCGGCAAAGATTCGGTTGCCGATATGTATATTGTTTTTGAGCCGACACAAATTAAGTCTGCACTTGGGAATGGTGGTGCATACGATGCAAAAAACCCGGATATTTTGTACAGTAGGCGGCCAGTTGGTGGAGTTGGCCCGGCCCGTTCTGTAATTGAAAAGGCTGGCCCAAGAGTAAAAAACACGATTGACTATTTACGCATGAAGTTCCAAGACAAATTCATTCCATTGAGTAGGGCACAGGAGGTATTGCAAGGGCAGGGGTGGGTAAAGACCACCGAGAACGACGCATACCGGGCAGAGGAAGTTTTCCACGAGAAGGCGACAGGGCGGCTTGAAGACTTCTACAATGGGAAGGCGGAACCGCTGGTCAAGAAGATTGAGGAGAGCAGCGTTTCCGTCGATGAATTAGAAGATTACCTTTATGCCAGATTTGCCCCACAACGAAACGCCTATATCGCCTCGATCAATGAGGACATGCCGGATGGCGGGTCTGGGTGGACGAACAAAAAAGCAAGAGATATCCTTGATAAATTTGATGCCGAAGGGAAAACTGCAGAACTAGAACTCCTCGCTGCCGATGTGCGAGACATAACCAAAATGCAGCGGGACATCATCAGGAGCGAGGGTCTTGAGCTTGACGAGACAATGGATGCGTGGGAGCTGTCAAACCCTGATTACATCCCCCTAAAGGGTGGTAAGGAAAGCCGGGGGAAGGGGATCGGAACTGGGTATAATGTTAAGCGGTCCGGGACGAAAAAGGCGCTGGGGCGGAGAAGTGAGGCAACTGCTTTACTCGCTCATCTGTTTGATCAAGCCGGGGCGACGATTGTCCGGGCAGAAAAGGCCAAGGTTGGCCGAGCCTTCCTGAAGATGGTCGAGGAAAACCCAAATCCCGAGCTGTGGAAAGTTTACGACCCGAAGCGGCCGGAGACTCTGCCAACCTCGCGGAAGCTGACCGACAATCCGGAAGTTAAGAGAATCAAGAAAAAGCTAGACCGGCGCAATTATGCCCTGAACCGGGCGACAGAACAGCGGACAATCAGCAAGCTACAGGAAGAAATTTTCGCCCTGAAAATGGAGCTGATGGGCACCCGCGATAAGGTTGTGCGGGATATCCTCGATGCTCGGCTGCTGACCGGCGATAATGTCATGGCGGTGACCCGCGAGGACGGCACGGTGGTTTATATCGATATCATCGATGACGACCTGGCCAGGGTCATGAAAAATCTGACGCCGAACCAATATGGGAAAGTCACCAAGGCCCTCGGCACCGCAACGCGCTACCTGTCAAGGATGAGCACCATTTTTAACCCTGAGTTTGTCGTGACTAACTTCGAGCGGGACATCCAGACGGCAATGGTGAACCTTAGCGGAGAGCATAATACTAAACTCGCCAAGGAGGTTTTAAAGGGAGTCCCTGGCGCATGGAAGGGGATTCATGACGCCCTGAAGGGGAAGGACAGTGGGAGCGATTGGTCCCAGTGGTTTGTCCGGTATAAAAGGGCCGGTGCGCAGGTTTCTTTTATGGATTTGCGCGGGGTGGAACATTGGCAGGCTAAACTAAAAAAGTTGAGCGACAAAGACGGTATCATTACAGCGACAAAAGGGAAAATTGCCCAGGTGGGAAACTTGATTGACCGGATGAACGGAGCCACGGAAAATGCTGTGCGGCTCTCCGCTTTCCGTAAAGGGATTGAAGCCGGGATGAGCGAATCGGACGCGGCCAGCCTCGCCAAAAACTTGACGGTTAATTTTAACCGGAAGGGAGAGTTAGGCCCGGCCATGAACGCCCTTTATATGTTCGCCAATGCTGGTGTTCAGGGTTCTGCTCGGATGTTTGGCGCGTTGAAACACAAGCGGGTACGGAAGATGATGGGGACCGTTGCCGTTATGGCTTTTGGCCTGGCGGAAATGAACCGCCTTGTCGGGGGGGATGATGATGACGGGGAAAACAAGTGGGATAAAGTGAGTGATTTTGAAAAACAGGTCAATTTTGTCTTCAAAACTGGGGACGGAGAATTTAAAATCCGGCTGCCATATGGATATAACGTCTTTGTCGCAGCAGGATACGCACTAAGCGACATTTTTCATTACGCTCAAGGGGATGGTGGCAAATCTCCCGTACAGGTCGCTAGGTTCATGCAGGCGGCCATTATGAACGCCTTTAACCCATTGGGCGGCGATGAGGGGATATTGAAAATCATGGCACCAACCCTGGCCGATCCGCTGGTTGAAATTGCAACCAATGAAAATTTCATGGGCAGCAAGATAATGCCTGAGAACTTCCCCTTTGGGGCGCAGAAGCCTGATAGTCAATTGTATTTCAGGAATGTTTCAGCCCCATCGAAGGTTGTTGCGGAATTCCTCAACGAAATAACTGGTGGGAGCAAATGGGAATCCGGGGCGGTTGATATTTCTCCGGAGACAATTGACCACTATTTTGATTTTGTTCTCGGTGGTCTTGGCCGCACAATCCGCAGGACAGCGAACGTGCCAGCCCTGGCACTGGAAGACAGCCTGAAAATAAAAGACATTCCGTTCATCAGGCAAGTATACCAAGAAGCTTCCCCGCAAGTTGACCAGTCCCGCTTTTATGATAATCTGAAAAGTATCGCAGCATCCCGTGCTGCGCTGAAGGAAATGCCATTGGCTGACAAGAGGGAATACCGTATTAAACATCCCGAGGCGCGGTTGTACAGGCTGGCAAATTCCTATCGGAGATCGTTAAGCAATCTGCGCAAGCGTCGGTATGCCTTGTTGGACGCGGGGAACAACGAGGCTGCGAAAAGGGCAGAAGAGCAGATGCAGAAGGTTGCCAAGCGGTTTAATGGGATTTACAATGCCAGAACCGATTAGCGCGATAATCTGGTAAATAACTACCGCGCAACGACTCTTCCGGCTGGTACGGCAATCATCGAAAAACCTCCTTGGATACCCCGTCCCTTGGGGCGGGGAGGAAAAGGGGTTGCACGTCAGTGCAATCGGTGTTATATTATCCTATATGAAACGAACCGTATCCGTCAAGCTGAATACGACCACTGAGCAGTCATCATACCTTTCTGCGCTACAGGCCGAGTTCGCCGTCGTCTGCAATCTTGTGGTCCCTTTCGCCCGCGGCAACCGCTGCTGGAACCGTGTTGCGCTACACCATTTGGCCTATTACCCGGTGAGGGAGGTCTCCCCGCTTGGATCGCAAATGGTCTGCAATGCCATCAAGGCCGTAGCCAATGCCTACAAGGGGCTGAAGCTCAGGCGCAAGGATGAGGTCCCGACCGTTGTCTTCAAGCCCACCGGGTGTGTCCATTTCGATGCCCGCACCTTCTCCGTCAAGGGCGATATCGTTTCGCTCTACACCATGGCCGGGCGGCAGGCCGTCCCGATGTTGCCCGGTAAATTCCAGGCAGAATATCTGGCCAAAGGAAAAATCAAGGAGGCCGAACTTCTCCGCAAACGCAACACTTGGTTTCTGAATATTGTCCTCGACCTCCCCGATGCCCCGCCCGCGACTGGTGGCGGCAGCATGGGGGTAGACGTGGGCGAGAATAACCTGGCTGCCACCTCCGCCGGAAAGATCATCGGTGGCAGTCGTCTCCGTCACACCCGCGACAAGTATCTTGCCCTTCGTCGTCGGCTTCAACGCAACGGCTCGCAGAGTGCCAAACAACTGCTCTGCAAAGTCTCCGGTCGCGAAGCCCGGCACATGAAGCATGTCAACCACGAAGCCAGCAAGGCCATCGTCGCGGAAGCCCTCACTTCGGGCGCTTCGACCATTGTTCTGGAAGACCTCACGCACATCCGCAAAAACATCAAGGCTGGCAAACGCGTTCGTGCCCGGCTGCATCGGTGGGCGTTCGCACAGCTTCAATCCTTCGTGCGCTACAAGGCCGAAGGTGTGGGGCTGGCAGTGGCCATCGTCGATCCCGCCTACAGTTCGAAGACTTGCGCGGTGTGTGGTTGTCTCGGTACTCGGTTGAAGCATCGTTTTTCCTGTTCTGCCTGTGGAAACCTGGCGCACAGCGACTTGAACGCGAGTCGGAATCTTGCCAAGTTGGCTCCCTCTGCCGAGGGTTCCAGGGTCGCCGTAACCCGGCCTTATGTGGCAACTTCGGTTGACCATAATGCTCCGTCGCTTGCGGCGGGGTAGTTTACTGCGCCTCCCCAAAAATTGAAGTCAGGGGCCCGCTCACAGCCCTGATTTTGTCCTTGTCAAGGTATCTCGACGCCAACTTCCAACCGTACAGCTCCAGGCCAAGCCGTTCCTTCGCCTCCACCGCCGCTCCATCAACATACTGCCCGTCAGTGTAAAGGTCGAACCCGCACAAGACAACCTCGTCGGCCATCAGGTGAGCCAGCCACATCGCCAGAAAAGGGGATGATTGGAAAAACCAGCAGGCTGTCTCATCGGCGTCAATCAGATAGTCGCTATACTGCCCCCAGATAGAAATGACCCTCTTGGCCCTCGCCATCTCCTTTACCTCGCCAACCCACCTATCAACAAACACGGCGATATCGGCCTGGTAGTATTTCATCGGTCGCCAGTTGACGCTGATCAGAAGATCTTTATCTGTCCGTCCGACATTGCTCATGTCTCCAATGAGCGACGTCCCGGCGCCCATGACGATAGCGCGGCCTTTGTGGGTTTTTTTAAGCACCATAACTGACGGCTTATCTTCGCCGCCTTTGCGCACATCGACAATCTTGAACGGTCTGGTGTCTTGGCCAAGTGCCAGCTTTTTCACCCCGTCCTCGATGACCGGAACCGGCAGGGCGCAGACCTGTTTCTCCTGGTCGGCCCAGAGGACGTTTTTCAAAAAAGGGGATTTTTCGTCACCATCGAGGATAACGAGGAAATTATTAGATCCGAGGATGTCCGGTCCGTAGTAGCGCAGATTAGTCACTTTCTATACACCCCAATCTTCTTCAGCCGGTTAACCACCACCATGTAGTGACCAATCCCCAACTCATCCGCGATTTCCTTCGGCTTCATACCAGATACGTAGAGTTCACGAATCTTGGCGTCCAAGTTGTGAGCCTCCTCGCTGTAGCCGTCGCCATCGCTGAGAGTGTCCGCAACCGAGGCGTCAACGCTGACCGGAGGCTGAATGCCCTGTTTTTTGGCACCGTCAACCCGCACCTTGCCATAAATATCCGCATATGGAGCACCGCAATTAGGGCACTCTATCGCGTCACCAGTAACCCCGGAGTGTTCTGGGAAACTGGCCCACCCGTTTCCCTTGAATGGTTCATTGAGAGCGAACATACTACCATTGGGGGTCTTGTCTGGGTCAAACTTGTCGGTCGTTTGGTGGTAGGGCCCACCGCAATTGTTTCTACATAATATGTTGGTCATACCATTCCTTTCTGTGGGGCATTATGCCCCACACCTAATACCAATTAAACCAAATGGCTTATAAACCGTTTATAGGTCTATAGAGCCCGCCTAATCCCTGTTGTACGGCTACACTTCTGGAAGCGCTGCCATTTCCTCATCGGTCATGTCGAACCTCTTGAACCGCAGCGTTATTTCCTCTCCCTCATCCATGCTATCCTCTGTGCAAATAAGTTCCCCATCAACATTAACCGGCACTGGTATCCATGAGTCGTGCCCTTCTTCCCAATAAAACAATCTCGCCTTTTTCATCTGTATTCCCCTTTCGTAGGTAAGCCGTACAACCAGCAAATCAAGCGGATGAAAATACTGGTGTGGTTTCTATTCAGCGGTCATCCGTCACCGCTTATCATGGGCGTTATGTAGCTTTAAAAATTTCAGCTAATTTTTCTTCTAACCACTTTACTTCCCTATATGACCCTTCTCCGGTCAACTCAATAGTCCAGGCTGTTGACTCTGTATTCGTGTTTGTTATGGGCTTCTGTTTTATAATGGTCGTTGCTTTCATATCCACCTCTGCCGCATAACCAGTAAATCAACCGGACGGGAATTAGCTTCTGTTCTTAGGCTGTTCAACTCGGTGGTCCTCCATCGTCGGCAATCCGCCGGTTATCGCCATCCGTTAGCCAGCCTTCGGCAAATTAAATACCCTCGCCAATAAAATGCTCTGATATTTTGTCTGCGGTTTCGGGGTCAAATAGTTTTTCGGTGATAAACCAAATCACTTCCTCAACACCTTCGCGCATTCCTACTTTACGAAACTCGTCAAGTTGCACATCGCAACGTGCGTGAAACTCTTGCTGCCACTTTTCAACCTCTGCGATCAACCACTCAAGCGTGTCTTGGTCATCAACTCCCCAATGTGGCGTTGTTGCTAATTGCTCAGTGTGTTTTGCGAGCTTCTTCGCTTTTTCCAACAGTTCCATTTTCAATGCCTCTCAGAATAAGGCTAACAATTAGTTCAAGCGGATGGAACAAAGCGTCTGTCTCTTAGTCACCGCCCATCCGCCACCGCTTAACATTGGCGTTAAATTGCTTGCATATCTTTCAGCGCCAACGCCATTGCTTTCGCCGGGCCGGTGTACTTTGTAATGCACTTTCGGCAAGGAACAACCTGTATCCCTGGCACCTTTTCCATACATCCACCAGTGGGCAATGGCGGGTTATCCATATCAGTTGTCGTAAATTGGCACTTAACCGTCTGCTCCGACTGTCTTTTTATGCCTAGCAGGGCACCGCATTCTGAGCAGAAAAATTGAAGAATAAGGTTATTTCTCATAATGTTGCTCCTTTCAAGAGCGCAATTTAACCAACTAATCAACCGGACGGAAGAACCGTCTGCGCTAAATGCCCGATCCAGGGCACCGCCGCTCGTTTACTTTTGCTCATTGCCTAGCCTCCTCATTCTGAATTGAACCCTAAAATTATCACCCGCGATTGTTGCTATTGCTGTACCGTCGTCGTGTTCTTTCAGCAACTCTATTACTCTAAAATCTACTTCATGTATCAACCCACAATCGCAACATTTCATTTCGTATTTATTCATTTGTGGCTTTACCCACTCATTACTTCTTACCTTGTAAAACCCCATAAACAACCCCTTATGTCTGCTTCGCAGCCACGCCGTTTTAAAATCTAACCAGTGCATCAAGCGGACGGAACATACATCTGTTTTAGGCCGATTAATGCGGTAATAGTTTGTTGCTTCACGTCGCCGCAGCTTATGCGGGTCGTTAGCTGTTTAATTTAAATCATTGATTCAACGGTAAAATAAATGTCTGACTCTTTTTTATCCGGGTTAACCCTAATGTCCCACTCAAAATGCTCCATGAGTTTTTCCGCCGTTTCGCGGGAAATTCGCAGTAATAGTGTCTTGTCATCATCCTTTTGATTGTAAGGGTGGCGAGAAAGTATTCTTAACGCGTAGTCAACTTTATCTCCCATATTTATAACCTTTATGGAGGCACCAAATGGACGAAATCAAAAAGCCAAACTTTGGAGAGTGTAACTTTGCTGAAAACACAGTTATCGCTGGCGGTGCTTTTAAAGAAAGGCCAGAAATAAAGCCCCTGAAAATAGCCACTCTCATTCTTGGTAATGTCCATATTGATGTGAAAATCAAAACAATTTCCGACCAAATTCTTACTGGTAAAGTTGTCAGCGTTGAACCCAAAAAAGAACTTCCACCTGAATTAGCCATAAATGACACGGTAGAATTCTCCTTTGACAATATTTGCAATATAAAAGACAGCTAACCATGAAATCAACCGGACGGAAAATACGTCTGCCTAAATTTGATTAGCTCGGTGGTCCTCGTTGCGTAGCGCCGCCGCCGGTTATCACTACCGTTGTATTGCTTAATGTAAAGTCGGAGGCACATTATGCCTATCGAACATGTTTGGGGTCTCGTTCTCGTTCTTGCTGGCGTTGCAATCCTCGCCGTCCTTGACGATATTCGGAGTAGAAGTTCGCTCAAGGAAGTTAATAATAAACTCTCTGCTCTCCGGGAGAAGATTGAAATTTGCGATAGCGAGCACAATAAAACCATCTCTAACCTCAAGAAAATACATTTTCAAGAAATTACCAAACTTAAAGAATCGATCTCTGAACTTACGGAAGAAAATAAAGAGCTTAAGCTTATGCCATGGCAAGCCGAGAAAAACGAGCCTACGTACTACGGGGAATAAGCCGCAATACAACCATGCAATCAACCCGTCAATGTTTTTGTGCGTAGCGCCGCCGCCGGTTATCTTCACCGTTCTATTCGTACTCGTCGGCGCTAATTCCTTCAACAGTTATCGCCCCGACTTGAAACTTAGCGACAACATCAATAGCCTCGTCTCCGCTACAGCCTGCTAGTACCTCTAAAAACTCTCGCAATGACAGATCTTCACTCATCTATAAGTCTCCTCACACTTTAACCAGTAAATCAAGTGACGTTATGCGCTAAATACAGCTCTTGTGGTATTCGTCTTTTTTTTCTTCAATTTCGCCAATCGTGTGCTCAGTAATCTTGCATTCGTACTTGCCACCGCGCCATGTCTTTTCCACGTCAGCTGCATAGGCAGCAGAACCATAATTAAGATACGCGCCGACCACATAACTGTGACTTTCTTGGTCGCCCCACCTATAAGCAGTCACGACAAGAATCATTTCATGCCCCCCCGCCGCCGATATGACTCCCAATTAAAAACCAACACCCTAGAATTTCCCTCGTAAAATCGATCTATTGCTCGCTCACTCAAATATACCTCAAGAGCCTCTGCTGGGAGATTGCTGATAATGATCGTTGGCCTCTGGGCCTCATAGCGCTCGTTGATCACCTCCGTCAGAAACATCTTTTCGGTTGCCGACCCGAACTGCACTCCCACCTCATCGATCACCAGCAGATCTGGCAAGGCGAACTCATCGATAGCCGTCTGCTCATCCTCTTTGTTGTTCCAGGTCGCTTTCACTCGTCTGACAATTTTGATCGCCGTCGAATGAATAGCGGTATAACCATTATTCATCACCTCATTACAAATTGCCGCAGACAACATATTTTTTCCTGTGCCATAGTTGCCGACCATACAAATGCTGTCACCAGCCGCCAGGCGATCCTCAAATGTCGCTGCATATCTCTCACAGAAGTGCAAAACCTTCTCTGCCTCCGGAGTTGGAGGTTTGTAATCATCGAATTTCACAGCAGCGAACCGACGGCCAATCCGACACCGCTCAAACCGAGCTTGGGTCTTCTCTTGCTCGCGTCTTTCTTTGTTTAAAATTTCTTCCTTGGCAACCTTAGCCATAAGTTCTTCCGCCAGAGCATCGGCCTCTTCTTTGACGCACTTCGGGCAAAATTCTTCGCCGGTGTGCTCGGCAATGATTAGTTCAACCCGGTGTTTCTCGCAGCTCTGCTGCGAAGCCCGGGGGATCGTTGATCCCATTCCGCATAGTGCCTGACCAATCGTCGCTGGTTCGCTTCCTGTTTGCTGAACCCTTTGCTTTCGCTCCTTGCGCTTTTTCTCCAGCCTCTCCTGGGCCGCCTGCCAGTCCCGCACCTCCATCACTCGGTCCTCCCTCTGGGTTCCTTCCTGGTTTCGGTTCACCATCCCTCCGCCAAAAATTGCGGATAGTCGCCGCATAGTCCTTATATTTCTTGCCCTTAGATGCGCAGTAATCGTTAACCTTGTCAATATAGCTTGAAAGCTGGTCTTCCCCCAACATCTCTTTTAACGATTTATGTTGTTTTTCGCACAGCCTGACATGGCTACCATATTTTTGTTTATTATCTGGTTTATTATCTGGTATATTATCTGGTTTATTATCTGGTTTATTATCTGGTATAGGTTCGGGGATTTTCTCACCTCGACTTGTGAATTTTCCCAACTCGATATTGGAAATTTCACAAATCCACTTTGACTCTTCAGCAAATGCGTACCATGCGGTCCTGTCGTACTTGTTGTTGTTATACTCTCCTTTAACCAAAACACCTGAGTCAACAAGCGTTTGCAGGCAATATCTGATTTGGCTTTCCGTCCAAAAAGGGAAAATCTCCGTGAACGCCTGAACACTATTATAAGTCCATGTCCTTCCGTCATAATTATGACTACCATTCGCTCTGTTTTTTATTATCCAAAATTGGAAATTGGCGATAATAATCGCCTGGTTTACCCCATATCTAACTGCCGTTCCAACATCGAATTGATAATTCATCTTCCCTCTCTGTAAAAATAAAATACCCCGTCAGGTGTCGAGGTTCCTTAACGGGGTATACCGGCATTTGCCGATCTCATAACAACCAATAGCCTCGACCCCACCAGTTGTTTTTATTTTCTTTATTGTAGTGTTTTTTTTTGAATTAACAAGTAAAATATAATTAATAGTCTCACCGGCCCCCGCGATGTTGTAGCCCATAATTGCCCTAGCGGTGTCACCGGGTATTGTTTTAACGCAGAAAACTTTCCATAATTGTTGACTTTAGAACAGAATTGTGGGAAGTTTCTTTAAGTAATCAGGCTACTTTCCACGGTAGTTTACCATCTGGGAAGGCCGTAGGCGCGTTTGCGCTAGCGGCCTTTTTTGTTTTCAGGGAAAACCCATGTCGAAAGAAACCTCTCAGAACGGCCAACCAAGCACAATCCCAGGGTTTGATGAATACCAACTAAAGATACTTATCAAAGAAGCTTTCAGTGAACATATCAGCACCGTCGGCTGTGCCCCAGCAAACAAAGAATGCCCCTTCTCAAGCGACGACCTTTACCTTATTCATAAGTTTGTCAACACATGGAATTCTGCAACAAAAATTGTTGGATCAGCAATTTTGATCGGCGTTCTCAGTGGGATTGGTTGGCTGGCAAAGATAGGTATTGAAGCTTGGAGGACAGCGGGGGGGAACACGCCATGAAACTGAATTTCCTTATAGACCCTGGCCATGGCGGACGATTTACCGGAGCCGTCAGTCGTGGGGTGCAAGAAAAAGACATCAACCTCAATGTTGCTTCCCTGCTACAACGCGAACTGTCCCGCAAGGGCGTATTTGCTGGCATGACCCGCCTGGCTGATTATTCTCTCCGAGACGATCTCCAGGAAGATCTCCAAGAGCGCTGCAACATAGAGCACATGTCCCGTCCTGACCTGACGATCTCTATTCATTGCAACCAATCAGAGCACGAATCGGCAGGGGGATTTGAAATTTTCACCTCTCCCGGAGAAACCGACTCGGACGAATTCGCCACTGAAATTCTTGAGAGTTTCGCAAAACGCTTTCCTGACATCCGCCTGCGGAAAGATTTGAGCGACGGAGATCCGGACAAGGAAGCCAAATTCAAGATACTGACCGGTACTAACGGCCCCGCCGTTCTGGTGGAGCTGTGCTTTCTCAGTAACGACTTTGAACGCGAGTGGATTTTGAACCCGGAAACGCAACAGGCGGTTGCCGAGGCGATCTGTTCTGGGGTGGTCGGGCAATTCACCAATATGTGCAAGCTCTGCGGCGACAACTATAGTGGTAATTGCCGGGCTTGTTTGGGGTGATAGGGATGAGCTATGGCGGTCAATCAAATCAGACAGGCGATGTACGACCTTTGCGAACAGCGGAAGACAGAGAAGCGCGGATGTCGTCAATGCCAGAACCCTTGTGTCACATCGACCCCGATCTGTGCCGCTACCGGCAAAACCCTAAAGACTGTCCCGCCGCCAAATCGGACCGGCTGTGCGGAGCGATGGAGGACTAAGGGGGCAGACAAAGGCAAAAAGTAAAAAGAAAGGGCAATGACATGAACGAGTGGGCAGACATTAAGCGACCGAACCCGTGTCCGGGTCCACACCCAAGGGGAAAAGGATCGTCGTTATGAATAAGATCTGTGAGCGATGTTGGGAAATGAAGTTTCTGATTCTACTGATCCTGCTGCCGGTGCTGCTGGCTTCGTTACAGGGGTGTACCAGTATGAGCGTTACCATCACAAACCCAGACGATGGCGAAACCTGCAAGGCGTCCTACACCTCATTTTTTCGCACACTCGAAAACCCGGCTGGCTCCGCTTGTGGGCTTACGGCTTCGGCGGGGAAGGCTGGGTCTGACAGTCAGTTGGCCAGCGCGTTGACTAGCGCCCTGGTGCGCGGGATAGGGGTTGCACCATGAAAGATTCCTTTTTGAATAAATATAAAGAATTGCTCGGGCTGGCAATGATCGTCATCGCCGGGTCCGATGGCGTCAACGCCGACATCGACACGGAAATGCTGCAACAGCTTGTCGCAACCCTGGACATCAAGGGCTTGCTGTTAGTCGTTGCGCTGATCATCTATTTTTATATTTCTGAGCATCATCAGAAAAGACGGTTGGATGAGATGGAGGAGCGGCTGGCACCTGATAAGGACGACCTGAAATGAGCGATCTGATTACCCCTCAACAGGACATTATGGCCTATGTCGAGGGGTTCAAGTACCAGCTATCCGACAAAGAAATCAGTTTTTTGATTCCATCCTTGTCCCCCTACGCTGGTGTCAAGACCGACTGGATCGAAATCCGTGCCGGGGGGCTTCTGGTGCTCAAACATGGGTTTGCATCGGATGGGGCCAGCGGCCCGACAATTGACACCCCTAGCTCGATGCGCGGGTCCTTTGTTCATGATGCGTTATTTGAGTTGATGCGCAAGGGGCTTATTCCTCGATCGTTTTTCCTCCTGGCCAATGAAATCATTCGGGAGATGTGCATCAAAGATGACATGTGGCGCTGGCGGGCAAATGCCTGGAAGGAAATGTTGGACAGGTTTGGGCACAAAAATGTTATGGCCAGCCACCGCCGCCAAGTGAAATACGCGCCATGAACAGCAACTGTATCATCGAAGGCTATCGACTTTTTAGGGTTGCGAGTGGTGCAAAGGTTTATCTGGATAAGGGACGACGAGGAGCGCAACGATCAACTGCTTGGGGGTATTGATGTGGGGTAACTGCTTCACTTTTGCCATGCGTCTGCGCCGTAAGCTTGGAGGGTACATTGCCTTTAGGGCGACGAGGCACAAGCACTGGTGGCCGATCATAAAGTTTCATGCGCTCTGGCACCCGGAGAACTGCCCGGAAAAGGACAAGCCCTGCCCTTATTGGGTCAGTCTGATCCCAAGGTGGAAACAGGAAAAGAAATTTCCCCCGCCATTTTTCGACGGAGAGGTAAAGCAAGGTGATGAAGAAGATTAACCGTCCGTCGTGAGACGGGCTATCCCCTATTAGAAGGAGTTTTAAAAATGGCCGACATTACTGCAAGTACAGCTTTACGAGATTTTATTGCCGGACGGCTTTCAACTGCCGGAGGTAGCTACATGTGGGCAACACTGCATTCCGACACCGCCAACATTACCGCTGCATCAACCTATGCTGCCAGTGGGATTGACGAGTTAACAACCGCAAACGGATACACTGCTGGAGGCCAAGCATTGACGCCTATCGTCAATACCAACGGTGTTCTTGACGTGCCAAACGCGCAATGGACGACCGGCGCAGGCGAAACCCTGACCGCCGCCTGTGGGTGCCTTTGGATTAATTCGAGCGATACCATTACTGGGGCTGCGCTGGTTTGTTTGGAAGATAATTCTCAGGTGGCTAGTAACGGCGGGACAATGACCCTGAGTAATACCAATAACATCACAATCCCAACCCCGGCTTAACGTAAAAACCGCCCGTCGTGAGACAGCCGATCCCTAAAGCCCCCTTCGGGGGGCAAGATGGAGTTGAAAAATGAGGAAACTGTTTATTGGTCTAACCCTGACGTTGTTGCTGGTTGCCCCGGCATTCGCCGACAACAAAGTTATCTGGAGAGATGGGCTGACAGGCGGAGGCACCTCACTCGACGGGAAGGCGGCTGCGGACTTGTCAACCGGTGACGTTGCGGCGGTATTCTCCGGGTCAAAGGTCTATTTATATACCTATGATGCGACGGACGAGACTTCTGAAAGCTCCCCGGATACGATCAAGCCGGATGATGCCGGAGCCGGGGGTGTGTGGTTTCTACAAGGGTCCGGGATTGCTCCTGCGGCCCATGCCTCGACTCATGCCATTGGCGGGAGCGATGCAATTACGATTACAGCGGCGGGAACTTCCGTTGAGGACGCGGGAGGGCTTTATGCTGCGACGGATGCAGAAGCGGCGTTTGCCGAAGCTATGACGGCGATTAATAACCTTAACAGTGAAGTCACCGTCTCCGACGCCAAGCTTGACTTTGGGGCCAAAGGAGACGGGGTTATTCATCCTGGTTTCAATATGTATCCCCAAAGTTGCTCTATCGACACAGCTACATCAACAACGACATTAACCTGTCTTGACCAGTTTTTTGGAGTCAGACAAATTGGCAAAATTATTATCATCCCCGGTGCCGGGACAGCCGGGGCAACACTTGAAACAACTATTACAGCTGTTCCTAATGATTATTCTGTAACATTGGCTGATGCGGCTTCAACGGATGTGACGGACATAGACACGGTTAGGATGGGGCATGGTACAGGCTGCCATATGACAGCTGGTAGCCCTATTATAACGTGTACTGAAGCTGTGTTTACTGACACGGCTACAGATGGTGGCAAAGATATCGCCATTGAAGGAGTTGGCGCTGCTGGTGCAAACCTTGTAACCACAATATCAAGCGTGTCATCAACAACCGTTGCGACTCTTGCTAACAACGCAAGTACTACGAGTCGTTACAGGTGGATGAAGTTTGGCACAGACGATACGACGGCAATTCAAAATGCAGTTGCTTGGGCGGCAGACAACCAGGGAAAGATTTATTTCTCCGAAGGTGTCTATATGTATGATGATGAGGCAGTCATTGATGATACTGGATTAATTGAGGGTGCTGGTGCATATGACACTCTTTTTGCCCCATTGCCGGGGTATGCTGGTGGATGGTTTTTAACTCTTAACGATACGTGGGGGCAAGCTACTCCCAACCCCCTTGGGGGCGCTGACGGTGGTATGGGGGTTACGTCCGAGGGTATCTCTCCGCTTGAATACAAGCAAGGGGTAATTTTAAACGGTTTTAGTGTTGTAGGAACACGGCAGCTTGACCCATTAGGGACGCATGGAATTAGGACGTATAACCGTGTTGACCGGACAATATGGCTTGACGTTTCTACGTGGTATCTCAATGGAACGGGGGTAAGTCTTGGCCTTCAAGGCGGGACTGCTTACGGGGCTGCAGGGCAAATGGGTGAAGTCCGAGAGTCGCAGTTTTTCAGGCTTATTCTTCGTGGTTGTGGGGTAGCGAACACCTATAAATCTTTTGAGGTTGGAACACAAGAGGGCGATGTTGCTACAGCAGATTGGAATGAACAATCAAATATTCTTACATTCTATACCCTGCAATCTATTTACAATTACGGGGAATCGGGGATTTACGACAACACCACAAGAGACTTTGCAAGCACGAGAGAAATAACTTTTTACGACTTAAAGCTTCACGGCTTTGCTAATTATGGCTTTTGGCAAAGAAACGCTATTGATGATGATTTGTTTGTTATTGAGGGGGATATAAACGGGGTTCGATTCACAGACGCCGACATTAATGGTGGTCACGCTGGGGGAGCGATGTTAAGAATCAAGAAAAGCGATACCACAGGCAAAAAGCCTGAAAACGTATTTATAAATCATTACGCCTTGCAGTATTATGGGGATGATATTGTTGTTGAGGACGTTCACAATTTGAGTATTACTGGCGGGATTGAACATTATGATGGCTCTGGCCCTGC